TTAGTCAAACACAATCTCACCAGCATACTCTTCCCATGCCGTGCCGTTGTGTCGCCACATCGTGCCGGCCTTGGCACTCTGGCTCAATGCAGGGCAATCGTTCAGCAAGTAGTAGACCACATTGCCTGCCGACGACACATCGGGAGCTGTCTCCTTGTCCCACTGGATATATACCACAGAGTCATGATTGGCACCATCGCCCTCACCGTTTATAAACATGTGGCAAGCACCCTTCAGAGCAAGGCCGTCCCACACAATCATACCCTTGCGTGTAGCCTCTTCACCTTCCACCTTGTCGCTGAACTCATGATCACTCGTACGCTTGTAGTGCACAAGACGGTTCTCACCAATCAGCGCACCACTATTGCTCCAGCCAAGTTTGTCAAGAGTAGGCTCACGCTTTATTTCGATGTCACCAAATACGGTATGGAAGTTTGTCACCACCCAACCCACAGGGTTTATCTTGGTAGTAATCTGAATTTCGGGGTGCTTTGAATAGTCTATACACTGAATCTGTTCAAGCAAATTCTTGCCGGCAAGCAAAATACCGGTCTTGGGCACATCTTCACCAGTGAAGAACATCTTCGCCAGGGCTATAATCTTCTCCACAGTCCACTTGCCAGTGTGCTGCAATTCACGCTTGAACTGCCAGCGAATACCCTCAGTCGTGTAAACTGTCTGCGCACCAAGCTTCGGCACATTAACCGAAAACTTGCTCTTTCTGCCCGCCCAAAGTGTGCGGTTGCAACGGATCTTGAAGTTGGTAATTGCCTGCTCTGCAATCAAGGCTTGCGAGAATGGGATATGCTTTCGCTGACTCTCAAAGTAGTCTGACACAATTTGGTTCATGCCTCGCTTCTGCAAGTACACCGTAGTTGGTTGAGGCACAATCAAGTCGGGGGCAACTTCCTTCTGGGTCTCATAAAGCGCATTCGACAAAATCACAATCTCAGAGTTTGCAGGAATGGCTGGCACCGTGCAGAACTGGTCTGTCTTCAACTTCTTCTTGCCATTAGTGGCACGCACAATCGGGTTACCATTGCTTGCACGGCCGGTCACAAACAGCATGAGGTCCTTGCCAGGGGTTTCGGTCTGACCATCTTCGGCATAACCATTCACACCCTTCACAAGCAAAGTGCCATATTCCTGAGGTATATTCTGGTCTTCCGAGGCAAGAGGCAGTTCAAAGGCATTCTTCGTGTCGTCCTTCTCCACTGCATTCGCTGTCACCACCGAACTGCGAGGCTCGTCTATCATGTAATGCTCCACCTCCGGAGAGTTCACATTCACAGTCTTGGCCTTCAGCATCAGCTGCATCAACGGGGTATCGTCACCCTTAAAGGCAAAAAATTCAGCGTCAAGGTCTTGTTCAATAAAGTTGCCTGCACCCACACCGCCAGTTGCATCTGCTGCTGCCGACACGGTAGTGGCCTGTCCCGACACCTGTGTTTTCAAACCCACGCTGCCGGGCTGCGGGGTTACGTTAGACGTAGTTACTTGTACGTTCTCTGCCATAGTTCTCTAAATTATTAAAAGGTTTATTTCTCTGTTCTGCTTTTTACAAAAAGACTTTCACCATGCAGCCCGCCAGTAGCCTCAGCCACAGCCGACACCGTTGTAGCAATGCCAGGCACCTGACTTCTCAGTCCCACACTGCCACGCCCTACTCTAACAACATCTTTAGGAAATTGTATGGTTTCTTCGTCTTCAATATTTTTCATCTCTATATAAGTCTGCATGCCTTAGGCTTGCGATGCCAGGGCAAAAATACTTTGGTCGGCAGTACGGCGCGGAGCACGTCCGTTCTTACCATTAAGGTGGGCCGTCCCGTCACTCTGTTGCTGCTTTCTAAGCTTCTCCTCTATCTTCGCATTGCGGCCCTTTATCTCACCCTCTTGCTGAGCTGTCGCCACAGCCTTGTCATAGTTGCTGCCATTCATCAGCAGCTTCAGTGTTTCGGGGTCAAACTTGCCCATCACAGCATCATCTACTATTTTGAACAACTGCTGCCATGCCGCATCTACCTGCTCGTCACTCCAGCCATTCTGCTCCTGCGCCTCCTGCATCATCTGCAACGACTGGTTCAAGTTCTCCTTATACTCTTCTTCAAGAGCCTTGTTACGGTTCATGCGCTCTATATACGCCTTGTTCGCCTCCGCCATCTCTTCCTGACGTTCGGGGTCGTCCACAGCCGCCACAATGTCACTGCCATAATTACGCACAAGTGCAATCACGGGGTCCGAACCCTCCTTCCAGTCTATGAGGAAATTTGCCGAGCGCGGGTCACTCGCAAACATGTCCGACAACGCCTGCTCACTCTTCTTGTAACCGGCTATCTTGTTGTCATAATCATCATAATCTGCATTCACCTGGTCCGCAAAAGCCTCATCGTCATCAAAATTCTTGTCGGGGTACTTCTTCGACAAGCGTTCGCGCAACATGTCACGCTTCGACTTCTTCGGCTCCTCATTCACAGCACCCGTTTCCACAGGCATCTGCACCTTATCTTGTTCTGCCATCTCTTTTAAGTTTATATTACTATAAGCAAATTTCGTTCATTTTACACGCGATGATGCTTTATTTCCAACCACACATAACAGCTATCACACATTTCTTATGCTAAATCACTGATTTTCCGTAACTTTGCATCATCTCATACTAAAGGCTGAACATTTACGCCCCATGCGCAACTACTATCCAGTAGGCGCATGGGGCTTTTCTTTTTTATACCGCACCACATGAAACACATCGGGTCTACATCTTACTACAAGCAACAACGCGAACGCGAGCTCATGACCGCCTTCCGCCAACTGCTGCACGAGTGCAGCCACGTCAACATGGAAAAACTATTCAAACAAGTAGTCATGAACCCTTGCTCACGCTTTTGGGTCAGCGAGGAAAGGGCCACCATCGTCATAGGCCGCATGATGCGCGGACTGCCCGTCATCGTCACACACTGCAAACGCGAAATGTACAACGAAATCTTCACACGCTGCAAAGCCCTCAAATCCCAGTCACCATCTCTCAGCAGGAGCCAAATTGTATGCAGAGTAGTTTCGGCACCAGCACCAAAGTTCTACCTCTCCGCATCACAAGCCAAAGCCATCATCAACAACCTCCGACGTAAAAACAAAACCACCATTCAAGTCAGATAACCGCCTCCGTTATCCGGTCCAGATGGCTGCGCGGCTCAATCCTCTTAAGGCGGCGCGGCACAACACTTGGCAGCGGCATAACCTTAAAGTTATAGGCTATATACAAACCTATCGCCCGCGTCATCAACAAGTCATCATGCTTGCCGGCTATCGCACCATAAGCACCATTCTGCTTCTGCTCATACGTCAAGTACTCATCAAGGCAGCGGCCGTCACGTTCCGTATACAAGTGCTCGCGCACCACCTTCACAAGTTCCGATATAATCTTCGGCTTCGTCTTCACATTAGTGTGGAACCCATACATCTTCGGAGCACCCTCACGTATCTCGTCCTCACTCTGCTCGCGCGCATACAAATTGTCATACACGTCTTTCACCTTGTACAATATAAATTGCGACTGGTCACCATCTACCATGCGTTCCCTGTCCTTCGTCTCCAGCGTGTTGCTCTCTATCACAAGCAACGCATCATCATACCACTTCGCTATCTGAGCCGCCTTCCACGCCAGCAAGTCCATGTCTATGTGCCCATACCACTGAGCCACAACCTCCGGCCTGTCACCACTCATCAAATACATACGGTCTATCACACATATCACCGACCAGTCTGCCTTCGCCGACCGCCCACCAATATCCACCACCACAAGGTAACGGTCACGCACCTTCTCCGCATCATCTATGTCGGGCTTCTCCCACACGCACAGCAGCCCCGTCCGGTCCTCCTTAAACCTTATATGCTGCATCGCCTCCTTGCCCTCGTCGCCATCAGCATAAATGTCACCCACATACCGAGGCTCACGGCAGGCAGGGCGGAAAGCCTCCACAAGCATCTTGTCAAACACCTTGCAACCCGAATACACAAACGCCTCATTGTCATCTGTCGGGTACTCGCTCGCCATGTCACCATGGTCCGTATACTTCTTGCGCTCCTCCACATACCACGCTATCGCCTCCAACGTCGCACCACACTTCCACAAGTACCACAAGTAGCGGCCGGCCTCCGCACGGTTCGTCGGCGTATAAGCATTATGCTTGTTTCTTACAAGCGCCAGGGCAAACAACCGCCTCGCCTCATCACTCTCAAACTCGCGCCTGTATATCTCAATCTGATACCATGCCACAAACAACGACCTGAACTGCGAAGTGCTCTCCTCACCACGCCTAATGTGCGCATCACTCTCCTTAGCCGCATTATACTCCCGCTCAAAAAAGTTGCCCGTACCATTCGCCGTACTCTCATACACTATCATCGTCAGCGGCTTCAGCGTAATACCAGCACAAGCCGAGCGCACAACCTTCTCCGGACTTTTGTTTTCCGTCGGACTCCACAGCCCCACCTCCGTACAATGCACCAAACTGTAAGCACCACCACGCGCCGACTCCGGCTTCTCATACGAACCAATCTTTATTTTGCAGTTACGCTGCGGTATACGCCTTATGTTGCCACTGTTCCCAACACCCTCTATCTTCGCCTCATTAGGGTCATAGCTCTCGCCAATCTCATGAAGCAACTCCACAGGGTACTCATCTATCATCTTGTCAAACATGTCACGCACCTCATACGATGCGTCCTTCACATGCCCCACAATCAGCGAGTTCAAACCAGTCTTATGCACCAACTGCAACCACGCCATATATATCTGCGTAGCAGTCGAACCACCCCACTGGCGAGCCTTCAGCAATATCAGACGGATTGGCTCACCATTCATACGCATCTCCTCAAAACGCGTCACCAGCAAACGCTGAGGCCTGTTAAGGCTAAAATGTATGTCATCACCACCCGTCTTGTTGCTAATCAGCACATACATCACAGCCCAAAACGGAAAGTCATACATACAACGCACACGCACAAACTTGCGCACTATATACTGATACACCTCCTCCGTATAAGCCTGCTCCTCACCAAGCCCCTCATAAAATGCAGCCACACTGCCAGCCTCAACCATGCGCTTAACCAGCGGCACATCAAGCATACCCTCAGGCAGCCACTGCACGCGTATCGGAAAGTCCGACACCTCCACACGCACACGCGCAAGTATGCTCCCCTCACCCGTCACAGGGTTGAAGGGAGCAAACACCTCAGCATTGCGCCGCTCATTCTCTCGCAATATGTCCGCAACCTCACTCACACCTTATCTCATCTTGTTCGTCATTCTTGGCACATACTCCACCGTCGCACCATGCAACACCTCGTCCTGCTTGAATTCCGGCAAAAACAATATCTCCCTAAAGTACTTATAACCCGTACCCCTCATGCCACGCATATAAATGCTGTCACTCGAATGCACCGGAACCCACCTATACAAGTCGTTGCTCGCATACAAGCACTGCTTCACATCATTCTTGTTGCAGAACACACCACGCTGAATAACACCCTGCAAACTCTTGTGCACATCTGGTTCACCCAACTTGAACGGACGAGTGATAAGGTAAGCCCTCTGCCGCTCCACCACATCATCGGTAGAATAGTTCCACACCTTGTATTGGTCGTCCGTCGTGCCATCTTCATGCTTCACCTCTTCCTTCGTCACCATCAAGCACTGCTCATACACATTCAAGTTGCTGTAAAAACCCTTCGCCATCACACTCCACATACCCGACGACGCCTCCATCACATACGTATAGTTGTAATTCGGATTATACACCAGCAAACGGCCATGCGGATAGTCATACGCTATCCGCGCACCATTCGTCAGATAAGTGTACAAGTCAGTCATCTGCGGCGCATTGTCAAGCTTTATAATCCCGCTCAGAGCCTTCTCAACAAACGTCTTTTGATGCAACTCCGGCAAGCACTTGTCGTAGGCGTAGGTTGACGACTTGTCTGCCGGCAACATCAGTTGACGGCCATCTCCATCTATAATTGCAATGCCCTGTTTCGTGACAAACACAATCGCACGTTCCATGTTGCCGACACTGCCATTACTTGCAATTATGTCGTATGTGTATGGCGAGCAACTTTGAAAGGTTCCGTCTGTCCCAATACCAATCGAAAAGACTCCGTCAGAACAGAATGCCAATAATGGGTATTGGCCAAATTGTCCACTACTCACTGGCATACTATTCATACACACAGCGCGAACTGTTTGCTTGCCAGCAGACACCATATTTGACAATTTGAATGACAAAGGATTGTTTGTTTCAGACGCTATGATTGTATTCGCATGTTTTGTTGTTACATGATTATCCAATCTTGACACTTCAACATCTGCTATAGGGTCTGCAATATATCCATACTTGTCTGAAACATTATAATCATAATAATTACCAAACTCTTTGACGTTCAACATAAAACGCTCATCAATGAAATCGTGCAATTTAGTTTCGCACATACGCCATTTAGCCTGCCCGCCTTCATTTAGGCTCCATAACCTTGCCGTTATTGTATTTTGCACAAAATGAGCCACTGGCAAAAAATTGGAATTAGACTTCACAGCAATAGTTTCAGCCAACGAGTCTATAATCATTTTATAACACATGCTGTCAAATCGTTCATAAAGATTTTCTTCTTTCAGCGCATCAGGCAATGTTTTCAAGGGACTTACTATCATCGGAATCATATAATCTTCAACACCTGCAAGAGCCTTACTATATATATAGTTATATAATATTAGTCTCCCATTAAAAACGCTTATTCCTTCTGGGTGAAAATATTTTGCACTTTCATAATTCTCCAAAGCAACACCTTGCTTGTAGTTGCTTAATTCATTTTCTTCAAATATTCTTATAAATCCATCTCCGCTTATAATGTTTTCTGTATAGATAGTTTTTGCCAAATAAAAACTTGACACTTTTTTTAATTCATCAAACAATGATTTGTATTTAAGCGAAGGATTTGCCCTAATCTGGTTAAAATCATTTTTAAGACCGTCTGGAACCTTGAGGCCACTATCCGCGCGCCATTTATAGTCCTTAAAAACACCAGGCGACGCAGGGTCTTTCGGGTCTGAAGAGGTCGTGGTCAATATGTGTAGATTCATATTTAACTCACTCATGTCAATAGTATATATTTCATCTGACATAAATATATCTATGCCAACAATCAGGTCTTTATTCTTTTTCAGAAACTCTCTTTCTTCCTTGCATATTGACAAGCACAAATTATAAGCCTCAAAATAAACATTCCTTTCTTGCACTTTAGTGGCACTGCCGCCATAACTGGCATACGATGGAAGTATATCAGAGTTCTTTATTCTAATACCGGCATCATCATATATTGTGCTACGCAACGGATATACAAGAATAGGCTCTGACAAGCCCATATTGCTTCCATCATACATTCTATACGCATATCTTAATAACACAGGAAACAAAAGATACCCCTTCTTCATCAAGCTTTGCCTTAGCTCCGCAATTTTGCCTAATAAAAGGTCTTCGTAATACTTGTAGATTTCCAACTCTTTGAGTTTGTTTTCCATCACTTCAACAGTACCACGATTTTGATATGGTATATAGTTGAAGTCTAAATCTTTTTTCCCTTTTCCACGCGTATATATGTTTAATCTGTTACAATGTAGTTCATTACTCTTCTTATAATCTTCATTTACGCCACCTTCATAGCGGGCGCAAATTATTTTCAGTTTTGCTACATCAAAATTATTTGAGATTTCTGTATATGTCTTATCTGTAAAACGCAGATATTTCAAATTACTGTCTGATATATATATAACAACTTTCCCTATATTACAAATGTCCGTAGGCTTAGTAGTCTCTCCTTCATAGACTTTCGTCCCTTCGTCTGAATAGACAATTAGATTCTTTCCATCATGTACAAAATAAAATGTGCCCTCTGGTATTTGGTGTACAAATAAAGGTTCTGCTTTCCCAAAAAATTTATATTTCTTCTTCGGCACCCTCACAGCATGATACCCACCATCTCTATACTCAGCATTCACTGCAAGCTTCATCTCGCCATCACCGCACGCATAGTCCGATGGTTGCGAAGTCATACCCTTATACTCTATTCTCTGTTCCATTTCACACTACTCATCTTTTGACTCATACTCCATAGCCATCGCCGACAACTTCTCCGACAACGACTCCGACACCTCCGCCGACGCCTGCACATCAACCTTCTGGCTCTGCTGCTTCGGCACAACATACTGGGCAAGCTTCTCCATCACCAAAATACGGTCCTTAGCGTCAAGAGCAAGCAAATCCTTGTCAAACAAACCACTCTCAAAGTAATCACCCACACCAGCCGAAATACAACCATATATCAACTGCTTGTAAGGCTTAGGCTTGTTCGGCGTACCCTTCACCCTGCCACCAGTCTTATAACCTCTCGCCATAACACCACACACAATTAAAACGGACGCAACGGACGCGTCAGCACGCCCATGCGCCAATGCAACTTACGTTTCACCTCATCAAGCGCACCCTGAGCCTTCACAGCCCACTTCTCAGCCGCAGCAGGGCACGTTATCCCAAGCCAGTCAGCCAACACCATAGCCACCATATACTCATGTATCAACTGCTCAAGCAACCTCGCAGTAGTCCCCGAAAACCTCTCCGGAACCCTCAGCACTATAACATACGACGCACACTCACCAAACAAATCATCAAGCTCCGCACCATCATCACACTCCACCTTAGTAAACGGATAAAGAGCCTCAACACACTCCGAATGCGCAAGGTCAAGCACACGCGTCACCCTGTCCACATTACCCTGCTCAGCTATATCCATCACCTGGTGCCGGTCATGCGCATTATCAGTCTGCATCACATCACCCTCCACATACGCCACATTCGCAATGTCGTACAACAACGCCTCACGGTCAAACAACAACGTCACACGTCTGCTCCCACCATCTCTCACCGAGCCACAACAACACTTGCCATACCCAGCCACCTTGTCTGCCGGACCTACCACCCAGCCATAAGGCCCATAAACCATCTTCACAGCATTCTCACTACTCATAACGCACATCATCTTTAGTCTTAGGTTCTGTTCGTGCCGGCTCATGCACACGAGTCGGACGTATACGCTTGTTCAACGCCACACGCAATGCCAGCAAGTCAGCCTTCGCCCGCTCCAGCCACTGAGCAGCACCACCAGCCGCCGCACTCACCATCAGCCATTCAGCCAGCGCACAATCCACCATATACGCGTGCATCGCAGCAGCCACACCCTGACGCACACCCAGGTTAAAGTTCATCGGCACACGCAGCAGCACCACAAGCGTATTATCCTCCGTCTCATCACTCACAGACCTTGAAGGCGCACCAGCATAACCTATCACAATGCCCTGCACAATTCTCTTCCGCACCTCCGGCAGCAGCAAATTGTCAGCCATCGCACACCCCTCCACTATGTACTCACCAAGCTCCGTACGCAACACCCCATAAGCATTGCCAAAAGCACGCAACACCAAGTCCTTGCCAGCGTCCGACAACTCCTCCACCTTCGACGCCTGCTCCTCCGACGCAGCATCACCATCACGCATACTCTCACCCGTATGCCAAGCCTTCTGCTGCACATCATACATCAGCTCACTCAAATACAACCTAACCTCCAAAGTCTGTCTCCTCGGCATAATTCAAAACCTCCTATTCATTTTCAAGTTGATGAGTTGAAGAGTTGAAAAGTTAAGAAGTTACCTCTGCTTGTCCAACTCTCAAAAGCGACCGCTTAACTCCTAAACTTTTCAACTTATCAACTTATAAAACTATCTTCCCTCCTCACTCATAACTAACACCATCTCCCTCATCACTCACCGTCGGCACAACACGCACCGGAGCAACACGCTTCGACAGCATCTGACGCGCAGCAGCCAAACTACCCTGGGCCATCTGCACATACGCCCCAGCCTCCTGCTTGTTCGTCAGCATAAACCAATACCCAACAGCAGTATACAACATACAATTCGCAAGCTCCTCACACACCGCATCATTAAGCCGCGTGTCATAGTTCGACGGCATGTCCAACGCCAGCACCATCACACCCGTGTCCTCATTCTCCAGCACACGCGCCCCATATCTGCCAAGCCCCATCACCACATCAGCCTTCGCCCTGTCAACAAACTCCGACAGCAAACGCTCATCAGCCTCAGTAGTCGCCACACGCACATACGCACCATCATCACCCTGCACCATCTTGGCGCCAGTGTAACCCGCCATCTCATGCACCTTCCCAAGCACATCAGCACGCAATATGTTCAACCTTATATCCATAATCATTCAGCATGACGCACAAACCACGTCCAATGCAAAGTTAATCACCACACCCAAGCAGCACGCTTTATTCCCAACCGTACATCTACTTCTATCTACTAATAGAAGCCCCCTCCAACACCCCAAAATATGTTTTGCAGCATGTTTTGCAAAAATAATTTGAATTTTGCTTGCATTTTTCAAACAAAGGCCGTATCTTTGCATTGTAATTAAAAATAAAGTAACAAACAACTTAAACCAACAGTGTTATGATTACGACAGACTTAAAAGCGAAGGAAGAATTATACGAGGTCGTTGAACCTCGCTATTTTGAGAAATCAGAGGCTATCTCCGAACAAGATGACCAAGGAGCCATTTACGACTTTCTTGAAGGGCTTGGCTCAGAAGAATACGCAGAGTGGCTGAAAAGTCACGAGAACGACTACTATTTTGAAGTCGTTCGTGTAGGCGATACTTACTACGCAATCGCAAACGAAGATTACACCACCCCAGCGTGGGCGGTAGAAATCGAACCAATTAACAACTAACAACCCCAGCCCTACGCTCAACACGGCAAGAGCAACAAAATGGATAAAGTATATATATTGACAAATGAAGATAACTTTATCGAAGGTGTCTACGCCACGAAAGAAGCAGCTTTCAACGCCATAGAGGCCGACAGCATAACGCAAGAACATGGCGAAGAAGAGTTTATCCCAACTGCCGAAACGGTTCTACTCGGGTACGACATCTACGCACATTACAAAGAGTATTACACAAAGCTCATCGGCCTCACCACCCAAGCCGAGGACCGCGTGTATCAGATTAACGTACACAAAATAAGAAACTAAAAAAAAGCCCCGCCCCATGAAGGTGGGGCTTACCATGAGTTTTAGAACTCGACATTTTATCTACAAGTCGTATGATTAGATTAAAAAAATCAACACATGTACAAAATAATAAGGACGATTGACCGCTACCCTCACGTAGTGATGAAAATGGTCAATATAACTACGGGAGAGAGGTTCTACTGGGCACTCGGTTCATATCAAGCCGAACTGCTCTGTGCCGAGTATCACATTACCGAATTAAAGGGCGTGATACTTGACGGACTGCCACAAAATGGCGGCTTGTTCGATTACAACAACATAAATAAAATATGAATAAAACATGAATAATCTATGAATAAAAACACATGGGGCGGCCGCCGCCCCAACGCAGGCCGAAAAAAAGTAGGTAATGCAGTATTATACTGCCGAATGCCACAAGAGGCAGTAGACGAAATAAAAGCCTCTGCCAAAAAAGAAAACTTAGCAGTAGGTGACTACCTAATCAAACAACTCGGATTATGACAGAAAAAGCGTGACAGTGTATCTGCCACGCTTTTTTCTCTACCGCTACTTAATCTCCTTCACCTGCTTCAGCATCTTGTCACGAGCATCAAGCATCTTACCAAACAACGCCCTACGCTCTGCCGGGTCACTCGTCCTGAGCAGCTTCTTCGTCAGCTTGTCAACCTCACTCTTGTACAGCCCGACACGCCTGTACCTCCTAAACTCACCCGAGCGCGCCAAGGCCGGCATCTGCTGCATGAAAGCCTTCGGGTCAGTATCAGCCAAAGCACGAGTCTCCGTCACCTTCTTCTTCGTCGCCTCATACTCATCAAGATACCTTTGAGCCTCCTCAGTCATCAATCGCCCGTCAAGCTGCTCCTTCGCCTCCGTCAGCACCCTCTCGCGAGGCTTCTTTTCAGCAGCCTTCAAGGCATCACTGCTCAACGCACGCAACGGGGCACTCCGCAAAGCCTTATACCTCGCATAGCGTTCAGCAATCTCCTCCACACTCATCGCCTTCGCCTCCTCGCCAGTAGCATCAATCTCATCAAAGTAAATATTATCCATCTGGCTCTGCGGGCAGTTCATCACACGCATCACAAGCAGCGCACACTCCTTCGTCGTCTCAACGTCAGAGCCACAATAGTCATATATCGCCACCGCCGCATCTGTCAGTGTCTGAGGGTTCACACCAAAACCAGCCTGCACAAGCAAGTTCAGCACATCATTCACCGCACCATAATTGTCACTGCCAACCTTCTTCACCACATTAAGCAAGTCACTCGTCAATGGCATATCCTTATTCACGCTGTTAGCATTAAAGTCCTCACCATTCACATAATGGTTCCACAGCGACTGCAAGCCCGCGCTCCACACATCACCACCAGTCAAGCCCTCCACCGAGCCAAATGCAGTGTGCGTCCATATATCATGCCACATCTCCTTGCCCTTCTTCTCATCGTCGCCAAACAACATATATAGCGCATACGGACCACAATTCCAAGCCAGCTGCAACACATAGCCAAACACACCAGCACGCACAAAGTCATTTATCCAACTCTTGCGATACTCCGCCTTCGCATTCTTCGACGCCTTATCCGGGTCTATCCCGTCACGTTCCATCTGCTTAGCCATAAACGCCTCGCTAATGCCCTTAAACTTCGCACCACCCGCTATCCTGCGTCCAGTGTTGCGCAATGCAGCATACAACTGACGCGTATACGACATCGAAGAGTTCCTGAACACCGTAAACAACACCGAATACCACGACCTGTCTACCTGCAAGGCCGACAAAAAAGCACCCTCGCTCGACTGCTGAGTCTGGTTATACAATATCGAAGCATCTTGTTTCGCACGTCGCTCAGCCTCCTCCAGGCCATAACCATAACGAATATACTTCCTGCGCCTCGTCTCATACATCGCCCTCGCGCCTATGCACACCGTCAACGCATCAACAAAACCATTCGGAGTCATACCCCACTTCGCAGCCATCTGCACCACATTGTCACGCCACAAGCCCCAGTCCATCTCATTCTTCAGCAACCTCGGGTCACCAGCCATGCGGCTCTTCCAGCGTTTCTCAAACAGGGGCAAATTCTCCATGCACCATTTCCACGAACCATACGGGTTAGCCACACCCTTCAGCAGATACACCGGATTACTGTCCGACAAGTACGCCGGGAACGATGTAAACTGCTTGAGCGCAGTAAACACACGCAAGCTAATCTTCGCAGCAGTAACACCCTTCGCTATATTTACAGCCAGCTTGTCAGCAAAAGCCTTGGGCGGAGTATAAGTGCCGGCAGCAATACGCGCCACCTTGTCAAAAGCCTCCCACAGCCGCTCACCGCTACCGTATGCACTACGCATATTCTTCACCTGGTTACGGAAGTGCTTGTACGACAACAGCGTGTTCAAGTCCCTGTTCCACTCCGCAAAGGCACTCCAGTGCTCCATCTGCTGCAAGTGGTCAAGCACCACCGAAAAGGCATCAGAGTTCAGCAAGTCAAGTGCCAGCGCATTACGCGTACGCTTCACAACACTGCCCGTAATCGTAGATGCCATCTCCGACTCACGCTTCTCCACACCAACGTCCACATTCTCAGCACGTGCGTCCTTCAATATCTTCAGCGGGAAGTAATTGTCTATCGAAGCCATCGCAGCACCAAACATACGCTCATGCACCTCATTATACTTGCCTCGCTTCTCCACAAGATACACCTCCTGCAGCCAGTCACCAATCTCCTTCAGCCGCGGGTCCAGAAAATCCTCAATCGCAGCCACATCATCTTCCGTCACACCCATCTTGCGCAACTTCATGCGGCCGTCAGCCATCTTGTCCACCATGTAGATGTAAAGCAAGTTACCCTGGGGCAATTCAAGTTCCCTCATCTCGCCATTGTCCCACACACGCACCGTCGCCTTCGGCAACTTACGTTCAAGCGAAAACAAGTCTGCCCAAGTCTTGCCCTTGCCAAGCACCTCAGCAGCCTTCGCGTCAAGTTCGGCAGTAGCATCGCGATAACCCGTATACTCATTCTCTGTCGCAGTCAGCCAACCACGCATGTACCGGTTCCACAAGTAACCCTCACCCTTCACATTCTTGCTGCCAAACATACGCAACATCTGGTCAAACGTACCAAGCGGAGCAAACAACAACTGCACTGGCGAGCTGTTCAACACCTTGTCCACAGCAGTGTCCTTTCTGTATGAGCGCGCCGGGCGGCCCTCCATGTCCGAGTTGGCATTATGCTGTATTTCCAGCACACGCGCCTTCTCAGCAGCCTTAAAGTCAGCCGCACGCTTAATGCTCTCCCCATAAGCACCACCAAGCTGCTCATACAAGTATTCATAAGCCTCAGCACGCTCAATCCGGTTCTCGCGTATCGCGTCATTCGTGCTCTCCCTGAACTCCATGTAAGCCTCACGCGTCATACGCCCGGCATCATAATCCTCCTTCGCACGCTTCAAGTCCTCGCGCAACCGCACCTCCTCACTCTTGCTGTCACGTATCGTCTCATTGTAACGCATCACAATCTGCCACCCGGCATAGTCCGTCGCAGCAGCAGCTGCCTCCGCACCATTCGCACTCATCATGCGGCCCTGGGCATCAGCACACATGTCCGCCACATCATCGTCCGACATGCCAATGCCCTTCCACACCACATCTGCCATGCGCTGGCCAGCCAAGTCAAGCTCACCTTGCACCTCCACGCCACGCGCATCAACCTTCTTGCCACGCATAGCAAGCAACTTGTCAAACGCCTTCGACACATTACGCAGCCGGTTGCCAACCATCATGTCAACAACCTTCTGCACATAAGGCCTGATGTCACCCTTGCCATGCACATTATTCACCACCGACAGCAAACGGCGCACATCATAGTCACTCATATCACTCAGCAAACCTTTCTTGAGCATCGTCTTCGCCAGTTCCGTCACACTCGCCACAGTGCTCATGTCATAAGCACGCTGCAGGCGCATCGCCTTGTTCAGTTCACTCAGCCGCCCGCCAATGGCCCGCGCACCCGAGCGCAAATCATCAAGTTCACCCTCATGCACCCGCTCAACGTCAGCCTTCATCTTGTCCACAATGCCCTTCAGCTCCTCACTCCCGTCGCGGAACATGATGCCATTCTCACCACTCGCAGAGCGAGCCTCGTCAGTCTGACCAAGTTCATGCTGCATCACAACATCCTCAGCCTTGTCAAACAAACTCTCACGACCACCACTCTTCAAGTTCTTCCAACTCCGCCACAAGATGTAGCGAAGGTCATTGTCCGTCAACTTAAAGCCAAGCTTGATGCCAACCTTCCGAAGCAAATCCACAAGGAAGTCTTTCACCTTACGGAAGAAACTCTGATTCTCAGGCTTCGCAAACTCACCATCTTCTGACAAGCCTGCCATATACTCTTCAGTGGCTTTACGCTTATCACCTCCGTACTTCTGGCTCAAATCGTCTATGCTTTGCTGAATCTTCTCCTCAGCATTAGCATAGATATTATCCAAGAAAGTGTTGAAGTTTTCATCGCCCACCAAGGAGCGAACCCCTTTGTGTACTACTACTTCATGGAATATCGTTTCTCTAACGTCCTTCACGTTTTTGTTATTGGGAAGTACCACAACGACACGTCCCGTCTTGGGGTCGAACCAACCTTTGGCTTTTGCTTTCTTCCCTTCAAGACCTTCGGTAGTGGTGAGCACCTCTACACCACCTTCTACGTGTAAGTCCGTTGCCAGGTCAATAGCTGCCTGGTGCTTAGCAATATCAGACGTTTCTTCTCCGTTCGCTTTTTCAAAATTCCCCGACCTGTTAATTCTATCGGGAAGGGGCAACAGCGCATAGTCGCCCGTTTGCAAGAACTTACGCAAGCCTCCTACTATTTCACGTTGACGCTCATCTGTGAGTTTGTCTGGATAGTAAACATATTCAAGGTAATTGGCATCATCTCTTGACTTAAAACGATGATTGGATAGTTTTACAACTAAGCCGTATACTTCATCGTTATTGTTCTTCTTGTATATGTTATTCGTACTTGCAGAATGGTCTGAAATACGAATGCCAACAGAGTTGCTTAAATCTTGGTAGAAAGATTTATTCAGATTGTTACCATCAAGCCCAAATGCCCTTGCGACATTAAACAAGAACTCATGCGCACCCATACCTCTTTCTGATAATTTTTCAGAAAGTTCTGATAAGTTATTAGCAATTTTCTGATTATTGCCTAACTTTGCACTCGAATTGGGCGCGGCCTGCGCACTCCTGCGTGGATGGCTTGCCTCGGAAGCGACACCGATAGTGCCGCTTTCGTTATTTTTAGTCACCACCACAGCAGTATCGTAGCTGCCGCCAGCGTTCTTGTCATTCGCTATTTCTACCGAATAACCCTTGCCCAATTCCTTTTCACACCATTCTTTCAGTTCAGCCTTTGTAAATCCTTTCTGATAAGCCTTGATGCTACCATTCGGGCGCAACACAAGTATCTCCGACGGGTCGTCAAGAGTTATACGCGTCTCACCCTCCTTACCTTGTTTGCGAATACTTTCAGCACTACGCACATTGATAACCAATTTGCCGCCAACTTTCAATTTTTCCGCCATATTGTGCAGCACATTGGCTCGCCAGTCATCGGGTATCACGTTCAAGACTGCATTGCTAATAATGTAGTCATACTTCTTGCCCACCTCATCATAATTTCTGTAAGTAGGAGCTGTGCGGTTCTCTGATGGATAAGGCTCCACGTCTTCAACGTTAATACCATTCTCACGCAACCACTCTGTGCCAAGACCAAGGCCGCTGCTCGCATCAAGCACATCTACATTGCGTCCGCCTGAATCACGCTTCACCCAGTCACCAAATTTCTTGTACGAATTGATGGTGTTCTTCACCTGCGTCGTATGACGTCCGTCCTCATTAGTCTGTTCGTCAATCCAACGCGAGCCATATTCTTGACCAAGTTCTTCGCTTGTGCGGTACCTCACATCTTCCACATTCTCGTCATAACGCTTCGAAGGAGCAATAATCTCGCCATTATCATCACGCGTCACAAGGTCATTCAACTTGCGGCTGTTCTCCACATTCTTATACTTGTAGCCATTGCCATCGTCAAAGCCCCATTCGTTGACATCGTTGCCGTCCCACCAAAGTTCACCAGCTGGCACCTCATCTTCAATGATGCGGTACTTACCTTCCAAACGGTTGTTGCCATGCATCTCTGCATACTCCTTCGAGGGGGTCACCCAGTCACCATTGCGCAATTTGCTCTCCTTTACTGAGGTAGGCACAGCTCGATACACCTTTATTTTTACCTCCTTCTTACCGTTCCGTATGTCGTCAATGGCCGTCTGTATCGCCTTGCCGCTCTCCTTGCTTGTTGGCAAGCCTTGCGAGTATTTATCAGGATGCACAAAAATGTCTTCTGGTTGGTTGCTGTAGCCTGCCGCCATGTCCTCCACATTGAGGTCAGGCGAGTCTTCGCCAACGGCGTCACGTCTCGCTTCGTCCGTCTCATAATCAGGATTTGAAGGTGCCACCCATGCCCCTACACCCTGATAGTTGCTTTCAGTGTCATCATACCCCTTGCGGCGGGCAGCCTCGTCAAGCATCTCGCGGGCAGCAGCATCGTCACCACGCTCAACCGCCTCAAAATAACACCTGTCAAGTTCCTCTTCCGGCAACAAACGCAACTCATCAGCACGAGCCTTACGCTCTGCCGCCTCCTCCTCAGCACGCTTTCGGGCAGCCTCCATAACGCCACGTTCACGCATCTCAGCATCAATATACTCCTGCCGCAACACCTCTATGTCACCATAACGTTCAGCCAACTCCTTTTGAACAGGGCGGAACAACTTGCCAAACTCCGAAAGCTTCATGCCACGGTTTGCCACACGCATCGTACGGCGTATTTCAGCCAAGGCAAAATTAGCCTTTTGCAAGTTGCCAGTCTCCATGCCCAACGCATAATCCTTCACCATATCCGCGCTGACACCATACCGGCTGGCAAATGCCGTGTAGTCCTCTGCAGCACCCATCTCGCCAGCACCATTGCCACGTCCCAAATGCGCACTGCCGTCCTTCCTCGCAGGCTCACCACCATTAAACACATCTGCAAGCAGCGGACCAATAACATGCTCCGACAACTGAGTCGGAATGCCATTGCCCACCACCGTATGCGCCAAGTCATCAGTCTCTGGCATCTCATAGTCATCTGCCAACCCCGTCACACGAGCCAGCACCCTCGGTGTCACCTTCAACACACGGCCGTCAGGCATAATTATCATATCACCACCCTTCGTCCGCAACGTCGGCAGCAACTCATCGGCAAAAGCATGGGGTATCGAAGTGCGGCTGTTGCCCTGGCCAAACACATACAGCGGCTTGTCTATGTGACGGTAGTCTATACCCTCACCCTTCAACCGCTCGTCAACCCACTTGGGCACACCACTCTTCTTCTCCGGCAAACCATCAATAAGGTCCGACACAGCCTCTATCCAGCCACCCTTGCGCTCACCTTCGGGCAGAGCCTCAGGCTTAGGCGGCAACTTTCCATCACGCACAGCACGCACTATCAAACGCTCACGATTAGTGTAGCCACCATAGTCCGCCGCATTATACACACCCATGTCCCAGTCATAACCCTGGGCAGTCAGCTCGTCAGTTATAATCTTCAAGGCATCACTATTCTTGTAGCCCTTCACATTCTCAATCGTCACCACCTTCGGGCGAGTCTCACCAATAAACTGCGCCGTCGACCTTGCAGTCTCCTTGTCAAGTTCCACCTCACCGCCGTCACGCTTCGCTGTCGAAAAATTCTTGCACACCGGCGACGCATGGAAATACTGCACAGGCCCGTCAATGTCCTTCACAAGCTTCTTCGGGTCCACATCACGCACATCAGCAGTCACAATATGGTTGCCAAAGTTATCCCTGTACACACCCGAAATCTTCTCGTTGAACTCCACAGCAACCTTGGGGTCAAGACAATCCTTCAACCCCTCCTCAAGCAATCCGCCACCGCTAAAGTAACTGCCCGAGCGAAGAAACGAACCATCTTTCAGCGAATAACTACGGCCACCATCACCACTCATCAAGAATATCTGGTCCTCACGGCTCACGTCCTCAGTCTCAGCAGCAAGGCTCGCACGGCGCTCCTCCGCGCTCATGCCCATACGGCTCTCCACATTGCGGCTCTCCACTTCACCACCAAGACGGGTGTATTCCACATAAGGATTAAAATCTGCACGAGTAAATTCATTCAATCTAAAATTCTTAATATCCGAATCCATGCTTCTGTCAGCATACCCCCTTGCAAAGTAGTTAAAGCCTTTCATGCGAGTTTCCCTATCAGGCATCCATTCATCATTATCCATGCCCATCTCCTTATACTCATCAATCAAGGCTTTTTCCACTGCAACTTGATTGTAATGCTCGCCCATTTCATCTGCCTTGTCACGCAAAGCATCAGCCCAGGCACGCGCACGCCATTCCTCTTTAGCAGCCTCAAAGCGTCTTTGCATAGATTTAGGACTTCCGCCACTTGCAAAACCCTCAATCCCTTGGATAGCATGCTGCATTTCATGCAGTACCGCAGACTTCACCTCCCTGGTACGCGTGTTTTTCGACACCTTACCCGTGTTCACAACAATCTCGCCGACATCACCCTCGTCAACATCAAACACACTGGAGATGTAACGATAACTCGCGATTTCATTACCACCAGTATTCTCAAACCTCAAGCCAACCTTCTTCAGTTCAGGATAAGCCTTGAACAACTCTGGTGCGTCCACATAGGCTTCCAGCGTATGATTGTTGTCTAACTTCTCACCGCCAAACGTGTCACTCTCATACTTCTTCGACAACGCCTCATACTCCTCACGCTCCTTGTCAGTCAGTTCCTCGCCTTCTTCAAACAGATTTTTAAGTTCCTTGTCCTGGAGCTCAATATAACGAGCATAGTCCGGATGATGCTTTCGATACAGCAGGTTGCCATTGCGGTCAAACTCCTTCATGTCCGCAATCTCATAACGCCACTTTCCGTCTGCACCACGTTCCCAACCAGTAGCCATCTTTATAGCCTTGGCGTCCTTCTTCTCAGCCTCCATCTCGCGAGCCACACTTAGGTTGTCAAGTCGCGTGTTCACCTCATCGGCATGGTCGGCAGCTGCAGCACCCTTCTCACCAATAAATTGCTCACGAATTTTGTTGTAATCCTCAAAAAACTTACCGCCATCGTAGGATTTTTCAACACCATTCAGTAACTTTGCAGCAGTTATAGAGTTGTTTGTATTGGGGTCATCATCTTCGGGTTTGACCAATGTTCCTGCAAGCAACTCTATTTTTGTTGCTTCATAGCTATATGCTTTCTTTGCAAGTTCCTCATTTTGAGTATCCTCCTTCAGCGTAACCTTAACCCTATACACCTTTCCGTCCATACGTACTGCACCATACAATCTGTGTATGGTTACATCTGGATTGATGCCATTCTCTGCCGAACGCACACCATCTTCACCCTTCTTAAAGTCCGCATGTTGTTCCGCATCTACACTTTCACGAATAACATCAGGCAACACCTTCAACACAGCCAAGTGAACGTCCTTGCTCTCACTCTTGTCAACTGCACTCTGCGACAGATATTTGTCAACGGCCGCATTACTGATGCGAATGTCACCCTTGCCACCAGTCTCTTCACCGCTATAAGTTCGTGCTATATGCTCCTTCGCCCAAGTCTTAGCTTCGGCATAATTCTTAAAGCCATGCTCGGACTTAGTTTCCACTATATTGATACGCGTTTCAGGACGAAGGCTCTTGCCACCGTCCATCATGCTGCGGGAGTCCACACCGTCAAGCAAATCCTTCATCACTCTGTCAGCCACCTCCTCGGCACTCGTGTAGTGAATGTGAAGGAAGTCTGCCACAGCCTTCCAGAACCTGTCAATGGCACGCTTCACACGCTGCAGCGCACTCACAGCCTCAGCCTTGCCCATCACGCCATCACCCTCAGCAGCAGCCTTGCGCATCTCCTCACGAAGTCGCTCCGCACCCCGTCGGCCCGAATACGTGGCAAGCACCTCATCAGCAATCTCATCGTCCGTTTCAAGTTCGGGATAGGTTTTCTTCACCTCCTCCCAAACATTGGTGCCCTTCATCAAGTCAACCACATTCTTCCACTCCTCCGCATTGTTCGCCTTCAGCGCACTCGCCCACAAGTGGGCATACTCATGCACAGGTGTCTCGGCATTCGCAATCCTCGGGTCATAGTAAATCTTGCCACCAACAGTAAAGCCATAAGCCTCACCATTCTTGGTCTTGAAAAAGCGCACATGGTCAGTTATCTCCGCATCATTCTCGTTGAAGATAACATAGTTCTTCGCATCGTCCTTACGGCCGCCACTGCGAAATTCTGCCGGATATTTAATGCCGGCATAACCTAACGACGATAGTAATTGCGATGCCTTCTTGTCACTGCCAAGAGCACGTTCCAACTGACGGTAGATGGCAGCGCCATTCCTTGCCGAAACGTCCACGCCCTTGTTTGACAACAAAGGATTAGACAACCATCTCCCATTCACCACCTCATCACCATACTTTTCTCTCAGATACTCTGTAATGCGGTCAATAGTTTCAGCTGGCACAGGCCCATTCCAATCCAAATAATTTCCACCATTGTCATCGGGAATTTCAACAGTGTAAAGGTAATTATGTGGTTCATAATCCTTTAACTGTTCCTCCCATTCCGAGATTTGAGCTTCCACTTCTGCCTTATATTCCCCTTTAAGGAAAGGCAACTGCTCCTTGGCACGATAGATATTCGATTCAAGTTCACTACGTTTCAAAGACCACTCCTCACGGCTCATTGAAATTCCGTTCTTTGAACGTATCGCATACCCCTCGCCAATGCCTCTCACCTCGGTCACATAAGTGCCCCAGCCATAAGCCTGCGCGCCTTCGCCCTCGCCCATGTGGCTATGGTCAAAGTGGTCAAACTCAGCACCGCTGCCGTGGTACACGCGATGCTCCTTCGCACCGTCTTCGTTCACCATGTCAAGCACACGCTGGCCATCTTCCGTGCCAATCACATCAAGGCCACTGCCCTTCATGTGCTCTATCACCACATCACGAAGTATAGACTCCTCACGCGTAGGAGGTTGTGCAGACTTTCCGACAGCCTTTTGTTGACGCAAATCTTCTGGCAAAGCACTATACTTCTGCGTTACCATTTCATCTGCGGCATCTATTTCCTTCTTTGCCTCTGCATACATCTGCTTTAGCACGGGGTCAGCCTTCATTGCTTTGCGCTCCTGCAATCCTTTTTCTGAAGTGCTTTCTGCCGATGTCGTAGCCTGAGTAGGATAATGCTCAAAAACATAGTTCTGTATTTTATCCCCCCATTTCTGTTCCACGTCTTCCAGATGGTCTAAAGCCTTTTCATATTCAAGGACTTCATTCCGCTCCACACTCTCACCCTCACCCGAAGGCACAACACCCCTCTTCACCGACGAGTACTCACCAAAAGGCTTTGTCTTGCGCTTGCTTGATGCAATCCACTTCTCAAAGTCTTCGAGGCTCACAGCAGTCACGTCAATTCTACGACCATTCTCCCAACCATTCTCATAGTTAGCAAGATAGTCGCTCTTTGCTTCGTCAGCATCGTTGAAACCAAGCATCACCTTATGCTCGTCAAAACTGCCATCTGGGTTGTACTGGTCCACTACAAACACCCTGCGTCCGTTCCAACCATCAATGTCATTAGAGAGGAACACGTCTATATGGTCACCATCAACACCCACTGCACCACGAATGTAGCCATAAGTGTTGTTCATCTTGCTTTCCCACTGCTTGCCGTCAGCGTCCGTACCCTTACGAACACTGCCCTGCGGCTGCTCAATGGTGATGTCGAACGTACCAACTTGCACATGCCCCTTCTTATAGTTGCCGGCTTCTTTCTGCGCCTCTGTCGGTTCGGTGTTCACTTCGGCTGAGGCGGTGGCTATCTTCTCACTCAACGGGGAGTTTCCATTACCCGAAGGCACAGCATCTCCAGTGGCCGACGATTTCTCACCATCGGTCACACCAACTTTAGCACCCTCCGACGAAGGAGCCGCTACTTCCTTGCCTTCACTTACTGTTGAGCGTCCCCGCTCTGCTGTTCCTTCAAGATGTCCATCGCCTTCAGAGCTGCCTCCGAGCTGTCCATCTCCGGGTGTTCCTCCCGCAACTGCTTCATTATCGGAACTATTTCTGCCGGAACTCGGAACCGTCTTATCTGCCCGCTCGGCATTTCTATTGGAATAAAGATTGTGTTGTCGTTCATTTTCTCTTTCTTTATATGCACGTTTAATGAAAAATTGCAGCGTCGGATTCTTTGTTATGCCGTCAAGTGCCTGCTCACCTTCCACCACCATGCGGCCCACAGAATGAGCTATAACCTCATCTGCAAGCATCGGGTTAGCATTCTTGCCCTCTTCCTCTAACTGCTCAGCCTTTTCCTCATAGACGGTAGAGTCTGACAGCTTTTCAAGAATGTCAACCAACTCATCTTGTGAAACCTCATGCGTGTCCTCAACAGCATACACTATGGCATTCACATTCTCGGGAAACTCCGCATTATCAGCATGAGTATACTCATGGGCAAGCGTTTCAGCTACATCTTTGTCAAATTTATCACAACCCTCTACAAAATAATAGACCTTCCCTTTTTCGTAATAAGCAGGACAATGCCAACCATCATCAAGCCACTCCACATACTTCGCCCTGTCCTTCTCAGGCACAGCCGCCAAAAAGTCCTCACGCGTCAGCAAAAACTCCGGCACAGGGTAACCATTCTCCTCAGCAAAACGCGCAATGCCATCACGCATCTCACCAAGCACACGCTTACGTTCCTCACCCTCAGCAGTCTTCAGCTGCGCTGCAAGGCCGTCAAAAGCCTCACTTAATCCACGCTCGCTGCCCGCGCCGCCTTGATGGCTCGGGCCAGCAACATCGCCTTGTTCGCCGCCTTCGCCTCCGACGCCTTGTCCGTCTGCAACGGACGGGGTTCTTCTATCGTATTCTTGTCCATTGTTTAATAACTCATTTACCTCGTTAATAATCTGTCCCTTACTCTTCACACCACCGGCAAACATGTCACCAATGCCCTGGGCAGAGTCTGCCGCCTGCGTGTTATAAAACGACAGCACCTTCTTCAGCTGCGTCACACGCCCATCGTTCATCACGTCTGCCAGCATCATCACAGCAGCATTGTTGTAGTCTGCCACCGTCGCACCATCGTCCAGCTGGAACAAGTTACCCTGGCGCGCATGCTGGCTCACATGCTGACCAAGCTTAAAACCAGCCTTGCGGGCCTTATACACCAAGTCTACAGCAGCAGCCAACTCCTTCGACAAGTCATAACCACCACCCAGGCGGTGACAAGCCACCACCTCAGGCAAAGCAGCCATCACAGCCTTGCGCATACTCTTCACCTCAGTAATCTGACGCACAGCATCAGGGCTGCCCTGGAACACCTTGCCCACAAGCACACCCTCAACCATAGCCTGACCGCTCTCGCTCAAACGGCCACCGTCAAACAACTGCGCCATCTCTGTCTGAGGTATCACGCCAGCATCAGCCAACTCCTTCACCACAGCAGCAGTAGCAGCATCATCAGCATAAAACTCAGCCAACGACTCATGACGCCCTATCACGTCCATCACACGGCCAAACAAAGCATCGTCCACCACCTTTCCAAGCTTCACAGCCATCTCAGTACGGCTCTGGCTCTTCTGCTCACGCTGGTTGAACTTCGCAAAGGTCTCCGACGTGTAAGGCATCTCACCATCAGGCACAAACACCACACGCGGGTGCTTAAACCCTTCCACCTGCTCCGTCGTAAAACCAAACTTGCCGGCATGCCCGCGAAGATACGCATTATATTTCGCATCACTACCATTCAAAGCCGCAATTTCACCAGCCATGGTACGGCCGTTACCCGACAGCACAACACCATCACCACTCACCACCACAGGGCTTTGCAGCGCACGGCTGTCATAATCAGCAGCCATGCCACGCGTCACCTGCTGGGCCTCAGCGTCACGCTTATAGTCACGGTCATTCACCGTTTCACCATTCACGTCCACAGGGTAACCCTCAGTCTCCGCAAAACCATTCGTAGCCTGGTGCGAAGCACTCGCCGCACCACTCTCCGTCAGCACATAATGCCCGGTCACCACCTCACCATTAGGCAAAGTAATCTCATCTGCACCACCATCTACCTTCCGAGCATTCTCCCACTTCTCCTTAATGGCAGGAGCCACAGCGTTACTGCCCAAAGCCTCCTGCTCGGCAGCCTTCTGCGCCATCTCAGCCTTGCGCTGCTCCTCCTGCGCCACGGCATCGTCATACAACGCCTTGTCCTTCTCCTTGCGCGCACGCCGTTCCTCAAGCAGCACCTTGTCACGCTCAGCCTTCACCGCATGCCAGTAGTCCACAGCCTTCTGAGCCTCAGCCACACGAGCCTCATAGTCTGCCTTAGCCTCCTTGTAAGCCGCAATGTTTGTGCCCATCTTAGGAGCCTTGCCCTTAACCTTTTCAAGATTCTTCTCAGCCTCAGCCACCTTGTTCTCCACAAAAGCATTCGCCTCCTCAGCATCAAGACCACTCTCCTTGAACACATAGTCATGACCACGCTTCGGAGTCGTCGCAAGCCAGTCCTCCTCCTGCACCGCATTCTTCCCCTTGCCAACAACACGCATCGGCATAGGAGCATTTTCAGGCACATCAACTTGCACACTTGAAGATTGTTCCGTACCTTTGCTCTCAGAAGACAAGTCGGTTTGAGGAGTGGAAAGGCTTTCCACCTTATCCTTCGGGGATAACATAACGAGTTCGCCGCCGTTCTTCTCGGCTTGTTTTTTTATTCTGTATATTCTGTTTGATTCTCGTTCATCAACCGTAAACCAGTCGACAATTTCTATATTATCCTTATTCTCGTTTACTTCAAGTACCACGGTAGGACTTTCATCGTCAATTCTAATAGCAACCCAATGCAAAGGTTTGTCGTTGGATTGTCTCTGACCCACCAAGTCTGTATTATACAATGCAGCTTTAAGTATAGCCCTGCTCTCATCAGAATAGAATCCATGCGCTCCCCAGTTTTTCTTAAAAATATTCTTCTTGATAATGACTGGCTTACCATTTGCATTTAATGCCGCGTCCACATTCTGAGGCAAAGCAGGCAACTGCACATTACGTGTAGGAGCAGAGAAATCCTCGTCCGTCAGTTCATCTACAGACTTCACCTCCTCCACCTTCAATGTTCCATCTTCATTAACAGGGTTACCCTGGTTGTCAGTTAAAACGTAATTCTTATTATCAATCAAACGTGCATCACCTTCATTGAAAGCAATGCAAATTCCAGAATAGGACCAGAGTTCAGTTTCGCCTTCAACATTCTCTAAGTAAACGGTATCATCTTCTTTGTCCACGCGAAGCAGCTTATATTCATGCCCTTCGAGTTCAATTACAGAACCAACGCCAAATGCAGGAACACCATCACCTTCAGGACTACCCGTCTGAGCTGCGTTCAGGTCAGTTGTTTCACGCTTCAGCACACCGCTTTCCACCATCTGCTCAAACGTGCCATCTTCATACGTCTGCGCCTTCCCGTCTGCGCCAACAGCAACCACCTTGTCGCCATCAACGCGCTTAACGGTCAGCGCATTACCATCGCTGTCTTCAAACACGTCACCAGCCTTCAAGCCCTCCGTTGCTACATCAGGAGCAGCCTCCGCCTTGGGTTCAAGCACCTCAGCATCACCACTCTCCAGCTTCGCATCAAGCGCACTACGGGTCCAAGCAAGTTCCTTCCCGTGCTCGTCAACAAGCACCACAGTCTTCTCACCTGCCGACTTTACGTCATACTCATGCCCATTTATCTCAACACGGCTGCCATCTGTGTAGGCAGGTTCCACAACTTCCGCCTTGCCACCATCAGCAGACACATCGCCATTGGCAGCCGCATTACCCTCGGCAGCCGCATTACCCTCGGCAGTTCCCTCGCCATTGGCAGCAGCCTCCTTCGCACGCTCGTTCGCCATATACGCCTCCGACAGTGTGCTCGGGTCCGCTGGCTCACCAACATTCATTAGCTGGTCCGGACTCGTATACTCATACTTGCCCGTCTCAGCATCACACACAACAATACTCTTGTCCGACTTCGCCACATCTATGCCCGACTTGTCCGCATATTGCACCACATTGCCATCAATAACATACACCTTTCTGTCACCAGCCTTCATCGTGGCTGGCACCACCTGTCCGCTGCCCTTGTGCGTACGGTGCTGGGCATAGGCTTCAGCAAATTGCTCCGGACCCTGAAGTTGTGCATCGGGGGGTGTCGCCGCACCATCTGACGCCGATTTGTCATAAAGTCTTTCAAGATAGGTTTGCACAGCCTGCTTCTCTGCATCAGTGCGCTCTGCTTCTGGCTTGCCCAAAGCCTTGTCCACCTCCACACCAGTCTGTTCGGCAATATCCTTACGTATGCTTTCCGGCAACAACGTCTTGGCTCTCTCCACCGCTTCGGGGTTCGACGCAATAGCCTCGTCTATTGATTTCGCAAGGTCCTTATAACTGTCATAGTCTTTATTGCCCTTCTTCACCTCGCCGTACACGCGCATGGCCTCATTCACATCGGCATTCGGAGCCACAGCCTTTATAGCAGTCTCTACCACAGCGGCATTGGCCTGCATCTCCTTATATTGCTCGCCCATGTCAACGGTATTGAGCTCTACTTGGCGTATGATTTTGGCTTCCTCTCTCTTGGCTGATGCCTCATCTGTAAAACGTCTGCTCGTTACAACCTCGCCTTCCGACGTCACCGACTTCACCCAAATGTTGCCCTTGTCGTCCTTACCCACGTTCCAACCGGTAATAGTGCCCATCGGCAACAGACGGCCCGTCAACATATAATAAGCCTTCGCCCTTGCCGCCTGGCTCACATTCGGGTCTTGCATGAGTTTTTCCATCGTGGCATAACCGTCAAACTCGGGGTGCTGCTGCAACCACTTCATTTTCGGGTCTGCCTCTGCCTCTTTCTTGCCACTCCCCACATCAAAGTATACCGTCAAGCCATCAGTGTTTTTGGGGCGTTTCGGCTGACTGGGCTTCTTCTTCGGCAGTACCTTCTCGGTGGGGGTAAGCAACGCTGCAAGGTTGCCATAACCCTTCTGCTTCAACTCGGCAAGTTCCTCCTTCGTGAATCTAACGTCTGGCTGATTGCCATTCCATTGCTTGTTCGCACCCGCGTCCATGGTCCTTTTCAAGTTCTCCGCAAAACCTCTGCGGTTCTTGTTGCGCTCCTCCATGGTCCGCGGATTTGCCACAGGGCGCATTCCGGCTATAACCTGGCCAGCTGACTTCACCATGTGCTGACCCTTGAAGCCTACAATCATTGCCATGCTTTCGGTCCACGCGTCCACAAAACTCTCTCGTCCAGAAATAACTGCCGGCATGGCAAATATCGTACCTTCGGCCACGGCTGATGTCGCTAGCTCGCCAAGTCTTGTCGCCACCTTGCCAGTCGCGCTGGTCGTGGTTTGCACCACTTTGTCTGCCACATTGCCCACCAACGGCGACACCATACCGGTCATCGCGCCAAGTCCGGCACCTTTCAGGGCCGACAAAGCCACAGCACCTGCCGAATAGCCCTCATTCTCGCGAGTCTCGGGGTTCACGTGTCCGCCATACACCCACTGTCTTTCGGCCTCCTTCACGCCTTCGTAGGTGCCCATCATGCCCATGCCGCTTGCCGCACCAGTCGCTAACCTGCCTGCCATCGTGCTGCCAAACAAACGGGCACCCACACCAGGAGCACTCCCCAGCACAAAGCGGCCGCCTATGTTCAGTGCAGCCCTACCGCCAAGCGAACCTACATATGCACCAACCCAGTTCGTCGGGTCAAACGCCATGCCCGTAGCCGTACCGAACACACCAGTCCAACGGTGGCTCTTGCCATATTCCTCATTGGCTGCTTCGTAGGCCGCCATGTCGCCTGTCGTGCCAGCCCCGTAGCGCGCCAGACCTCTGAACACACTTGTCAACAGGTTCGCATCAACGGCTTTCCTAAGAAAGAAATCCAACTGGCTTTTGGGCGCATTCATCTTAACCGCATACTTGTACACAGCATTCTGCACAAGTGCACGTGCCTCTTTCTCCGCCGACGCCTGCACCTGTCTCTCCAACGCATTCGGGTACATCTTTCTAAGGCGCGCATAGCACGATGCCGTCATCTGCTTGCCCACACGCGCCCAGGCGTTGTCACTCATCTTCTGCAAATCAAAGTGCTTAAGTCGCGACTCTTCATTCTTGCCTGAGTTTGTGGCCCCATCTACAACGTGCATTTCACGACCTCCACGAAGCCATGGATTACCTCCATACACTTCTTTCGCATTCGCATTTCTTTCAGCATCGTACGCCTTCTGGGCTTCCTTCCATAATTGGGCCGCAACAGCAGTAGCAGGTGCTTGCGCAGCCACCGCTTGCTTGTCGTTATAGTCATTATAGACAGGATAAAGTTGCTGCTGTACCGCCTCGTCTATTTCATTCTGCTCCATGTCAGCCTCAGCACGGCTCGTATACTCATTACCCGACTCTGTCAGGTAAACCGGCTCCATCTTCCCCGTCGCAGGGTTAAACTTCGGCTGCGTAGCCACCACACGGCTGTTCTCGCCAAGTTTCGCCCCACCACCGGCCTTGCTGCCAAGCTGCACACGCGGTGTCCTCAGTCCCGAAGTGGCTCTTGCATAATCCATGCGGTTCTTTGTGCGCTGCACCGATGCGCCAACCTGTTGCGACATCTGTTGCGCCCTCGCTATATATGCCTGTCGCTGTGCCGCCGTCAACCGCCCGTTACGCGGTTTCGGCTTCGCGGCTGGCGCACGCTGTACCGGTGCTGCGGCCTGTGCTGTCTGTTGAGGGTGGGCAGTCTGCGCCGCTGCGGGCTTCTGTGCCGCGGCAACGGGGGCTGAAGGCTTAATAGGGTGTACACCAAGCCACTGGGCAAATTGTTCATAAGTGCCAGGGTCGCCACCACTTTTCTTGAGGTCTTCATACACCATTCTACGGTTCTTATATCCTTGCTCTCTTGGCGCATTCAGAAAGTCATAAAATTGTTCTTCCGTACCACAATCACCTCCGGCTTCTTGCAGGTCATGGTATACTCGTTTGCCGTTAGCAGATAGTTTTTTCTTCTTTGGTTCTGTCTCCATATTTCGTTCGGTATGTTCGGTTGTTCGGTTTATTAGTAATACTTCCGCCCCTTCAAAGGCTTGTCTTTTTTATACGTCCTCGTCTTCGTCGTTGTTGTATGCCTTGGGTTGCCATACGTGTCCGTATAATCTCTTGTCGTTGTCTCTGTATAGTCCTTACCGGCAGAGCTCTTCGAACCTCCGCCCTTCTTGCCAGACTTGCCATTGCCGCTTTTCTTTGCCTTCTCTGCTATTGCTTTATCCTTAGCCACCCTCGCTGCACTCTCCGCCTTGTCAAGTTCATACCCAAGACTTATATATTCTTCTTTTGTCTTATAATATGCAGTCATCACCTCGTCCTTCGCATTCTGGGCGGCAATTCTGCCAGCCTGGGCAGCAGCAAGTGCCTGCTTGCGTGCCAATTCAGCATCAAGTCGGTCCTGGTTCGCCTCGTCTATCGCAATCTTGCGCTTCCATTCCGAGTTTTGGTTAGCAAGTTCCTGCATCTTCGCTGTATAGTTAAGGTAATTGTCCTCGCGCTCCTTACGTGCAGCCTTGGCCTTGTCATAACGCTCACGCCACTTCGGCAACATACCATTCTGAGCCTCATACATGCTCGGCGCACCCTTGCTCGACGTTACCATATTACTGATAGCGGATATACCATCACCCAATGCCGCAATTACAGCATTCGCACGCTCGCGTTTCACACGTTTCTTGCGCTCATCTTCTGTCTCCGGAGCATAATTGGCACGGACCTTCTTAAGCAACTCCAGCATCTCTGCCATACCACGCTCACGCATCTCCTCCGACTTATCATCAGTCAGAGGCTTGTGCGTATATCTATACGTCTGTGCAGGGGGCAAATCATCATTGCCGCCCGCATTCTGCGCTGAGGCATCTGCCACTCCACCAGCAGCCTGTTGTGCAGCCTCCGTTGTCGTACCACCTGCAGGCTGCCCAGTCTGCTTCGTCTGTCCAGTCTGTTTCGTCTGAGCTGGTGCCGTGTCAGACTTTTTCTTGTCCTTCTCGTCCTCATTTATCATGGCGAAAGTATTTTTTATAATCTATTATGCCATCTGTCCGTTCCGTTTCCAGACTTCCTCACTGTATACTTCGGTGAACCTGGTTCCTTCGCTTTCGGTTTGTTATCAGCCGCATTATCGCCAGTATTTGCACTACTTCCCACCGAGCCGCCTACATTTAATGCCGACACCAAGTTGCCCGCCGTCGCGCCAACCTGTCTCACAGCCTCAGCAGTGTTCTGAGCCTTCTGGGCATCAAGTTCAATCTCCTCGCGCGCAATATTATGCTGCTGGTTGCGGTAGCTATCCTCTATCGAGTCCTTGCGAGCCTCACCGGCAGCAGCTATCTGGCTCGTCGCGTCAGCAAGGGCCTTCGCGTTAGCCTCCTTTGTAGCCGCCACACTCTCCTCTGTGCCACCAACTACCGCCTGGGTCGCTGCAGCCTCCTTGTTACGACGCCGTATCGACTCCTCCGCCAGTCGCAACACACGCTGGGCATCAGCGCGCTGTGTCACATCTTCATTCATGCGTCTGTTATACCAAGCAGTGTTCTCTGCCTTCTCGTTTGCAAGGGCATCTGCCTGCTTCTGTGCTGCCTTACGTGCCTTTATGCCGCCATATATCTGGCTGCCTATCGACACCGCCGCACCTATCAAAGCTCCAATCATAGTTTTTCTCTCTTAATTGATTATATATAGCACGAAATTAGTGCAACAACCATTCACACACACTTTATTTCCAACTTACAAAACTATTGCCGTCCGGCAAAACCGCTACTTTTAAGTTGAGTAGTTGATGAGTTGGAGTTTCAAGTTGAAAAGTTTAGAAGTTGAAAAGTTAAGAAGTCACCTCTGCTTGTACAACTTTTGAAAGCGACCTCTTAACTCCTGAACTTTTCAACTTTTCAACTTCCCCCTCAACTCTTCACCCCCGTGCTAACTATCCCGTTAGCACCTCTCTCGCTGTCTGATAGCTCCTCTGCCTCCACATACTCAACCGATGGTATAGGCATAATCACAGCCTGCGCTATGCGGTCACCTACCTCGTAGTCACAATCAAGCCCACGAAACATAACGTGCACCTCACCACGGTAGCCACTATCCACCACGCCCACACAATTAGCCATGAGCGCATGATGCTTGTAGCTACTGCTACGCGGATATACGAACATCGCATAACCCTCAGGCAACTCAAACGCAAGCCCAGTACCGAACACGACTACACCATGTTCGTGGTCTTTCCGCATCGATGTCGCCACCAGGTCAAAACCAGCATCACCAACATTCATTCGCTGCGGCATCACCGCATTCTCACGTAATTTCTTTGTTTTAATTATAAGCATCTTTCAAAATGTGTATTTTTAGTTTTTGTTTTGCACTGCGTGAAACCATTGCACGCGGTGCGCACAGAATTAGAAAAGAATTTCGGGCATCGTCCTTTGGCGAACCTCATGCAATCACCGCATTGCCCCGTTTTCTTGCTGTTTGTCATATTGCCGTAATAGTCTTATAGCCTCGTCCAAGGCTTGTCCATATTCCTTTGCCGTTAATGGCATCTCGCTTATTGCCCCTCTGCGCCATTTCTGGTGCAGATGCAGGGCGTGAATAACTTGTTTTGTAGTCATATTATCTCTAATTAAAATTGCGCCCTCCGTGGCCACGAACCACGTGCTGCCGACACCACTGCACCTATTAAAAATCAATCCTTTAGTATTTAAGTTATTAAATTGTGGCGTTGCAGAAAGGGCTTATAAGTACCCCACCTCGGACACGGACCGAGTGTTACCCGACCTCGGGCAATTAAAAACAAATCCAACTAAACAAAACCATTTATATTTATGAAGTGAAAAAATATGAGGTTGGTAAGTGGGGTATGTTGCTAATTAGTTGCTCGCAATCGGTGGTCCGTCATGACGGTTGATGTCCTTCCAGAGCCAGTAAACGAACAACATTAGTGCTATTACTATCAGTAGTTTCATGTTTGTTGATTTTTAGAATTAGCGGCCACATAACCGCGAATAAAACCTTTAAGACAGGCTTTCGCCATAAGTGGCGTACAAGTGCTTTGCTCGCCACACTCGTCACAGCGAATGCGGTCGGCAGCCTCACGCGCCCTCTGTTGGAGTGTCCTTTGCATAAGCCATTTTTTTGTAGTGTTCAACAATGTGTTCAAGGTCTCTGCGAGCCTCGCTGCGGCCCTCATAATATCCGTTCTCTCTGCCAATATCCTTGCCAGCAAGGTAAGCCCCGTAAACGCAAAGAACAAAAGTCACAGCATAAAAAATCGCTTCTATCATACCTTGTCCTCCTCTTTACCATTTAGGCGTTCCCACTCATCATCAAGGTAAGCTTTCTCCTCCTCCTTGCTCATAAGTCCCTGCACATAATTCATGTCTCTTTTTTCCATCTTTCTGAAATCACGAATAGAAGCCACTCCCTCATATCGGTCTGAGCCGTGCAGGGCGTGCTTGCACAACTCTTCAAGTGCCCAATAACACTGGTCAAAATCCGTGTGGTCAGAGTTTTGTATGGCATCTTCAAGCACTGCATACATATCCTTCAATTCTTCTACAAAAAGTTTCATTATGACTTTAATCGTTTTTCTTGTTAATAACTATTTCAACTTCTATCATTTCGTTTGGCTCTGGCTTAATATCAGCAAGCAATTCATTGCCTAAATCAGCCTTGCCAATACTACTGTAAAAATACACGCGGTCCTCACTTATGTGGTAGCATTTAGGTTTGCTGAAGAATAGCGCGTTGCTCCCGTCATAGTCAGTAGCGAGGTAGGCTTTAACACGTTTTTCGCTCATTGTCTTTTTCTATTCTGTTTCGCATTGTCTCAAACCACATATCAAGCACCTTTCGTCTGTCGGCAAGTTCCTGGTTTCTGCGCTCCTCTTCCAAACTGGCATATAAGAGTTGCCCAAACATCTCATGTCTAAGTTTCTCTATCTCGTTTTTCAGCTCGGTGAGTTGTGCCTCCTTGTCGGCAATCAGCGAGTCGTAGCGACTATTGACCACCTCGTCATCGTCACGTTTCCTTTCACGCGACCTCATGCGGTCATTTTCAATCGCGTTCGACTCGGTCAGATAGATGTCGGCAAGCTCCGCTTTGGTGCGCGGAACACGTTCTGGTATGTGCCTTAGCACAAGTGCTGTCATATTCTCTTTCATATTGTTCTCTGTTTAATCATTATCGGGCAGTCGCGCCCGTTCTGGCTTGTGAAATAGCAAGCCTTGTGAATGTTGTGTCTGTCACTCTCTGTATGCGACAGGGCATACCGCAAACAAGCCTTTCGCTCCTTGCAGCCTTGCCCGTCACATGCTTTAATCTTTCCCATTTCTGTCAAGCTCTTGTATTAGTTGCTCGTAGCTCTTTTTTGTACCAAAAAGACGTTCGGTGACCTTAGATATGGGAAGAAAATGCCCCCAATGGCAGCAGCCATCACTGTTATTTGCCGAATAAAAGATTGGAACTCCATAAGAATCCGTACCGCAGCACACTTCCGCTCTCCATAAATCAGAAGCAGTATCTCTCACCAAACATGGCTGCCACTTTTGTGGCTCAAAGTTGGAGTAGTCGCGGTAGTATGTGGGGACTTCGATGTGGAGGTCTCTGAACGTTTCAAAATTGATAGTTTCAATTCCTCCTTCTGTAAAAGTATAGATGTATTCTTCATCGCCTCCGCTAACTAATGCAATGATAGGGTACCTTAAACAACCGCATCTCTTATCCCAGCAGATAATGCGTGCTTCGTTTCCGTTACCATTAACTATCCGTCCTTTAACTTCCTTGTTGGTTATTTTCTTCGCCAATTCAATGTCAAAGGGAACTCTTTTGTATTTTGTTCGTGTCATTATTTATAATTTTTAGGTATTCATTGTTTGGAACTTCGAGATGAAGGTCAAGGTCACTTCTTTCTCCTCGGAAATATCTTCCATCTTTATTCAATCGGTAGTTCTTTATATTAAAATCTTTATCCTTATACAGTGCGAGGAATGTTGTTTCAGTAAAAGTCTCGTTGTCGATGTAAATAATGCGAACCTTACGACCATCTTCTGATACTATCCTTCCTTTAACTTCCTTGTTGGTAATCTTCTTCGCCAATTCGATGTCGAATGGAACTTTCTTAAATGTTGTTCGTGTCATATTATTTCTCGTTTAATTGTTTAACTCTCTGCCAATGAGTTACCTCCAGCCCGAAGCTAACGAATTTGTGGCTGTCTGTGCTTACATGCGGGTCATTGCTGCGACGTGCGAACCACATACAACTCGGCTCATCTTCGTTGCACACAAGCACGACCTCCTCATATTCTGGTAGCTCGTCCTTAACGCTTATCCATTCGTTGTATTTCTTCTTTTTCATATTTCTTCGTCAATTAGTTTCATTGTTTACTTAGGGTTTATTTGTAGTTCCTAAAAGATGTTCGTTCCCTTCGTAGGGAATGCACTGCTTAAACCATGTACCAACGCAATAGTACAAATTACCCTCTTCTATGTGACTAAAAAAGTTGCACGCCCATTCATCATCATCTCCATCACGCACAAGAACCTTATCAAATGGCTTGAACTGATGTTTACTTTCTTGGTCACTCACTCCAAACTTACTCCAATCACGTTGGTCTTTTGATGGGAATAGCGTAGGTTCTGCATCTGTTATGTTACGTTTACCATCTTCTGTAAAACTTACTGTGCTTCCACTCCTTATTACCTTACAATATATAGGATAAAGCGAGCAAGGCAGAACGTACAATAAGCTTAGCTCGCCAAATATTGAGCTATAAAGCTTTGTATCACTTGGACATTCATACAATATTTCTGCTATGTTCATTGTTTTATTTATTTTTAGTAATTGTATATCCACGCGACTTTAATTCTTCAACAAGGTAAGAATCATCGAGTTCACTTATAAATTTCTGTTGTGATGATTTGGTGCATTCGTCAAATATATTCTCAAGCACTTCTGCTTGTTTGTATTCTGATACGTAAGCGAGAATATCGTAATCCTCAATCATTGCGCTTATTTCTACCTGCATATTGTTTGGTTTTTGGTGTTAATAATGTTATCTGATAAAACACGGAACAGAAACGATAAACCCGTCCTTGCGCAGACATTCAGGGTGGCCCGTTGCAGGCGCAACACAATCCGTTCGGCCAGCCGCCTTAGCTGCCGCAAGTACCAATGCGCTTACGATATACGTGCAGCCATCTTTAGGTTCGGGCAATCCCGTTATGTCGCCATAGCTCACTGAGCAAATGCCGTTATCGTCAACCTCGCTGAAAGTGTTCTGAACTCGCGCCACTCCGACACTGTCGTATTTAGTTCCGTTGTTAAGTACAATAGTGTGGGGTGTGTAATTGTAGAATGTTGTTGTCATAGTTTTTTATAAATTTTCGTTAGTCTGCAAGAATGCTCTCCACATATCTAACTACTCGTTCATATTCTTTTCCGCTATCTTCACTATCCGCATAGGCTTTCTTGATGAGTTCTTTACCAGTGCCATAGAAACAACCAACGTTCCACATATTGTTGCTTCGTGTCCATGTAAAATAGCGGTTACTGCTCCACCAATTTTTGAAAACTATATAATCTCGGTCTGTTTTAATTATAGCGTCGCCTTGAACAAAAGCGTTACCATAGACTGATGCCACGCCAAAGACTTCTGCTTTATCATAGACTTCTGCGTCACCATGTACAAAAGCGTTACCATAGACTTTAGCATCGCCAAATACTTGTGCTTTCCCATAGACTTTAGCCCAGTCATAAACTTCTGCTCTGCCAAAGACAAAAGCGTTGCCTTTGACAAAAGCGCTACCATAAACTTTTGCTATGCCAAAGACAAAAGCGTCGCCTTTGACAGAAGCGTAGCCACAGACTTCTGCTCTGCCAAATACTTGTGCTTTCTCATAGACTTTAGCGTTACCAAAGACCTTAGCTTCGCCATGAATCCAGCATTCTCCTTCTTGTGATAGATTATGATATGATTGCACAAATCCACCTTTGTCACCAGCTTTTATAGAACCAAAGTCCCTAAGAGCTTTGATTCTATATAACGTTGCATCGCGAAAGTCTATGGTCTCATCAGTTAATCTGTATTTCTCCATATAGCTATATATTAAATTTGAATTGTTTACGTAATTGGCTCTCCAGGGCCTATCTCAGCGCATCAAACGTCTTTGCGACATTCGGGTCTGTCAGTCTGGTTTCAACGAATGTGGAACGTGCAGCTGCACTTGTAGTCCATGCCCATGCTCGCAATTTGGTTGCGCATTTTAAGGAGTATTTTAATCTTTTCTTTTTCCGTCATATTCTGTCATTCGTTTTGCTCGCTCACTCCATAAGCCTGCGGTAGCATACGAATAGTTTCTGAGCCATAGCTATCCTTTGTTAGAGACACGAACTCGCGGACTGTGGTGCTGCCATCAAGGTTTATTTTCTTATCCTTGCAAAAGCTCTCTCTCCCCATGCTGCATGAGCCAGTAAGGACGTGGTGATAATCGAAAAGGTCGCGGTTGGAATAAGGCGTGTCGTAGTTTGGAAATTTCTTAACAAACGCCTCTATTCGCTCCTCTTCGGTGCTACCGTCATAGAGTTTCTCTTGCAGAGATGTGAAAGCATCGTGCAAGGTGCCGCCATGAGCAAACTTATTATTTTCCTTGACAATGTAACAAGGCTGCAAAGTAAGGTCGCTTTTTAGGATAAAACCTTGTGCAATGTTGCCGTGAACTGATTTTATAATGGTTTGCAAACCATCTACGAGATGGACATTGTCTCCATTCAGTTCCTTTACACCTTTACCAACACCACAGCCTATACCAGCACCATCGCCAGAGCCGTAGCCATCGCCATAGCCATTGCCATAGCCATTGCCATAGCCATTGCCATCGCCATAGCCATTGCCATAGCATAAGCCACCGCAATAGCCATCGCCAGAGCTATATCCTTCGCCAGTGGCATCGCCTTTGCCATAGACACAGTCATAGCCATAGGTCGTGCTCAAAAAGGCTTTGATACGAAGTTCTAACGTTTCCATACCTCCACTCCTTCTATTGATTTAATTGCTTTCTCTGAACAAGGAATTATCTCCACCGCGTCAAGAATGGTAATACTCTCTACCGCGACAGTAAACTTGCATTCACTTGGGTTGGACGTACCATCTACTGCAAGCTGAGAGAGAGAAGCCGCTCCGTCCCAGTACCATATTCTACGAGCGTTGTGAAGCGTAACCTCTTGGCCGTTGTGTGCTACAAGTGTTCCATACTCTACTCCGCTGCGGTCGCCGCGGATAATGACTTTCTTTCCAATGTTTGTTTTCATTTCTTTATTTGTTTTTGTTGTTGTTACCACTTTTTCTGGCAACTGTGATTGTTGTTTTTTTATCAATTCTCAGAAAAGTGCATCAGTGTGTTGCATTGCAACTGATGCCAACTTTTTGCGTCGTACATTGTGTTATGACCTCGACTATTGCATTTTTTGCAACGGTCAGGTATTTGTGCTATTGCATTCACGTGCTACCCTGTCGTTGTATTCGCAATCATCAATGCAGTTGCACCACTTGTTAGCATAAGGTTTGAAGGCATACTTGCAATAATATCCGTCTGGAAGATAGTTCGTCTTCCCCACATAGTATTTGCAGTTTTTACACACTGGCTTATTCATCGCATAATACCTCTCTTAATGTTATTCAATTCTGTTGCGCTTATCGCCCAGGGAGCATAAAGCATAATCTCGTCAATGTGCGCTCTCACGCAATGCGGAAACACCAATCTCCCGTAGGAATTACGTCTTGTGTAGTGCAGTACTTTTTCTTCTATCGTCATGTTGTTTGTCAATTTATTTCACGCTATCGCGATATTCAAAGTTGTCGTTAGATTGTTCATTGCTGTTATTATATTATCGTTGATGGTTTATTTACTCTTATTCACGCACATACACCACATAGGGTGTCGTGTTGCCCAATCCTTCCTCACAGATATGCGCTCCGCCAGTAGCTTGGGTGATGGCGTTGGCTATCTGTTTTACAGGACGCTTCACTATCTTGCCCTTATTGTCTCTGCTCCAGCCGATGTATATGCGTTTAGTCATATATTCTGACTATTACAGGTGTCTGCCCGCCACCAAGTCCCATAGCGGAAGAGAGTGTGAAACATACTTCATCAAGTTTTTTAGGTGTCACAAGTCCATGTGACTGCATGTTGCAATACACACAAGAGTAAATAGACTTTTTTACCATAATGGATATTGCTTTCCCTCTAATCATACTCAATCAATATTGCTACCGCTTTTATTTGTGATTTTGTGTTCGGCAGAATATTCGATACACCATCCTTATGATAATGAGCTGTGATTACACCACATACTCCATGTGAGTGGATATTTATTGCCTTACGCTTAATCATATTCAATCAATATCTTAGGTTTGTCCACATCATGTCCCTTACCACCTCCAGCTATGCAAAGCGCAATGCCCTTTGCCGACACAATGATGCCGTTTTGCGATGGTGAGTAACGGCCCAGAATGATGGGGCGTATCTCAGCATTCATAATTCTACTGCTACATAGTAATGGTTACGGCTGCTCACTCCGGCAAGTATGGTGTAGATTATACCCCCACCGAATTGTCGGTTGTAGGTATCTATCCAAATGCCATGTCCTGGGCGGAAGCCTTGGGCAACCATGCGTTCAAACCGCGCTTTCTTTTTAAGCATATTCAATCATTAAATGTTGCACACGGTCGCTCATCGGATTGGCCGGGATAGTGTAAACGTGTTCTTTACTAAAAGAATAGGCTACCTTATCTCTGTCACCACATCGTTGATATATTATGATATTAAGCATATTCTATCAATATCTTAGGGCAGATAGTGGCACCTTGTGCCCTTGACGGTATGCAAGGACTTGCGCCATACACGCTGTACACCCGAAGGCATAAGTCGTGCCACCCATCGGAAGGAGGTATTAGTCTGCCGAGGCATACGCAATCCCCCACCCTATTAGGTCTAATCATATTCTATCAAAACTCCTGTTCGTGGGAAATGAGCGAGCGACATGAAATGTTCCACACACAACCGCTCATATCGGGTGTTAAGCGTTACGGCTACCCCACCCATACAAACATTTAAGGGACGTTGGTTAATCATATTCAATCATTATTTGCAGCCCGCCATAGCGTGTAAGTAATGTGGTAAGAGCCAAGCATTCGCCGTGTATGCCTATCACGTTACCACCAAATCCACTTTTGAACTCGCCGTAAAAAAGATTACCGATACATTCAATCATATTCAATCATTACCGCCGTGGCGTCGAAGCCATCGTTGCCAGTAGTAAAAAGGAAGTTGCGCACTCCCATTTTATAGTAGTTGGCTTTGATGGTGTGGGATAACAAGAGATTACACCCACGGTTTGCGGCATTAAGGATTATCTTATTCATATTCATATAGCACTACCGTCATAGGGTAATGTGCCAACGTGAGAATGTTGGTAGGCCCTATATTCTCGTAACGAGTGGTAAGGGTGGCTGCACACTCTCCGTCGGTCACATTCACGGCCTGTCTTTTACCCCCCCCTATGGACTGGGAACGGACGGGCTGCCCTGGTTAGTTTATACTGCATCGTTCGGGCGGCGTTTCATGTTCTCGTTATACATACTTTCAAACTTCTCCCCAAGTGCGGACACACCCTGCTCGCTGAACGTGGCATAACACAAATTGATTTCGCTGGTCACCTTGCCAAGTTCCTCTTCAAGCCTTGTGGGTGTCATGCTCCAACCATCGAATGTTTGCAGCCATATCGTGAGCCACGTCTTCAAGAACATCGCCGCCTCGTGTGTGGGAGGGAAGTCGAATTGCATGAACAGTGCCGTGTCGGTGTCGTTGGCTTTGAGGAACTTGCTCACCGCATCGTCTTTGAGAAAATAGCGGTCGGCCACTTCATCTTCAAGTACATCTTCCAGTCGTGTGGCGAGCGCAAAAGGCTTTGGAAATTGGTAGTCGAAGGCCACGTCCTTGCGCATTGATAGGCAAAACACACGGTCGCGGTTCTGAGGTACACCATAGTCCTTGGCATTAAGACGCGCCCAACGGTTGATATAGCCCAACTGCTCAAGCTTCTGCAACCACTTCTGGAAGTCGGGCATGAACTTCTTGCTCACCAGGGCTGCCACATTCTCCTGCAACAGATATTTTGGCTTCAGCACCTCAATGGCATCGGCCACGCGACACAACAAGGCACTTCGGGTGTCACTGCCCTCCTTCAAGCCCATCTGCTTGCCCGCCTGGCTGATGTCCTGACAAGGCGAGGAATAGGTGAACAAATCTACCTCGCGACCTTGCAAGGTGTCCTTCACCTTGTGCCAGTCTATCTTGGTGATGTCGCCAAGTGCCTTGTCAGCATACTGCGGAAACACAAGGTCGTGCATCTGACAAGCATACTTGTCTATGTCGCTCCAACCCATGCAAGTCCACCGAAAGTCGGGGTGTCGCTCCTTTAGTACGTCCGCTGCCATCAGCTGCGAGTCGTAGCCACTGAAGGTGGTGATGATTACCTTCTCGCCCTTGCTCTTGTCCACTGGCTCCGAAGGCAACTTCATCTCTGGGAACAACTGCAATTCTATTATTTCACGCTTCTCATGCTTCGGGTACCATAGTTGCTCATACAAGCAAACAAGCACATCTATACAAATACTGTTCCCTGCTTGCTTGTATTGCTGTGACGCAGAAATCGCCATGTCCTCTGCCTTGCCCTTGCCTTTCCAGCCTTGCACCCTTTCGGCGGCCTCGGCATTGGTGCTCTGCATCGTGTATATCACATCATCGCGCACACCCATCAGTCTGAAACACTCCAAGGGCGTGAGCTTGCGTATCGCATAACTCTTGATTGTATGGCTCTTGAAATCAAATTTTGTTATCATTCGTTTTGTCGTTTGCTATTTTTACCCGTCAAATTCTCAACTTTTCAACTCCTCAACTCTTCAACTTAAACCAATCCCCCTCCTCACCTGTACGACCCGTTCTTGAACACCACAACCTCCATCATCTCGTTGATACGGTCAGCTATCCTCACGCCATACTTCTCACGTATCTGCTTCCCCGTGAGGTTCGTCGTGATTACCGTAAACAGTCTCTCATCGTACCGGCACTCAAGCAACTCCGTCAGCGGAGTAGTCACATTGCCATAGTCAAGCACCTCAGCAGGCTCGCGGCCCATATCCTCTATGGCAAGCATCGGGGTCTTTATCAACTCCATCGGCTTCATCTTCATGCGCCGCACTATCGTACGGGCGTCTACCACATTCAGCTGGTCAAGACCGCGTTCCGTCTGCTCCTTGCCAAACCGGTTATTCTCCTTCAGCCAGTTCACTGCATTCTGCAGGGCATACAGCATCGTCGTCTTGCCATTGCCACACATACCACAGAACATCAGTCCAGTCAGGTGCACGTCCTTCGATGTCAGATACTTCGCCAGCGTGGCCACAATGCGAGTTGTCTCATCGTCTGCCACAAACTTGCGATGCTTGCTCTCCACCTCCACACGGAGGGCTGAGTACAGCAGCTCATAAGCATCTTCCACACCAAGCGGCAACCTAAAGCCTTGTTGAGTAATCCGCTGACGACGTAGCTGCAACATCAGTTCCCCTACGTCGGGTATGTTTCGCTTCCGCTGCTGCGGGGTCTTGTTCACTTCCTGCATGGTTCGTTTCTTGTTTGCGCTGTATGCGGAGCCAGTTCGCAAAGTGGCTCTTCACATCAGCAAGGTTCTGGTGATACGTCTTGCCGTTCACGCGGCAGTCAAGCTCAAAGTCTGCTATCATGCCTACAACATCGGCCACTGACATGCCAAACTTCATGGCAACAAGGTTTATCCAACCACTCTCCTTGCGCAATTCATTCAAGTCCGTTGCCAAATTATCACCTTCTGCCGGTGATGCCGTCGATGGCGATTTTTCTTCTACACCATCATCTTTTACTTTACTTTCCTTTACTTTACTTTTCTTGTTATCATTTTCGGGTAACTCTGTTATAACACTCTTATCACTATCCGATAACACTCTTATAACACTCTTATCCGTTTCGGGTAGCTCAGTTATAGCACTCTTATCAGTAGTGCCCCATCTGGTGGCCATGGCCCTTTTGCCCGCTGCCGACCGTTTCTGCCTCTCATTGTCCTTCAAGTCCATTCTGCGCATGAAACATTCGGAGTAGAAGTACTCACCATCTTCGGTGAAGACAAATAACCCAAAGTCTTCAACAACGGACTTAATCACCGATGAGTCAACACGAAGGTCAAAGGCTATCATATTATAATCTCTGACACTCATGTATCTGGGGTCATCGCGTAACCGTTCCAGTATCATGAAGTAAACCCCGTAACCCAATGCGCCATATTTCATGCGCACCTTAATCAGTCGGTCGGAGTTCCTGGCATTGCTGTCGTGCGAGAAGTAACTGGCCGTTCGTTTGCTCTCTGCCATATTACTCACTCTTATTTTTTTCTCGTAGTGAGATGCCGATGTAGCCGCTTACCTCATTCTTGAACCCCTCGAACGTTCGGCACACTACATATCGGTACTCACCACACGCTGTAATCTCTTCCTCCCATCTGCGCTGAGCATCGCTCTGACGACCATTGGGAGTCTTCATTTCTATCAGCAGCGCGCCATACGCACCGCTCCGCTTCAACAGTATCAGGTCCGACACACCCGCAAGCGCGCCCTCGGCCTTCAACTTCGCACCTGTCGTCGCATCTCGCCGCCCGCCATTCGGTACGGCAAACAACGCATAAGCCAACGCCGGATATTGCAACCGGAACCAACGCACACAGGCCACCTGCAAACGGTGCTCCTCATCATGGGGGTGGCGGCGCATGCGCGGAACACCCTCATTAGCCAGGCGCCTCATCTGGTCCAGCCTGCTTTGCTCTCTCATTTATCTTCATTTTAATTAGTCACTTGTTTTTTATTAGTTGACGAGTTGACAAGTTTATGAGCTTACCTTCAAGTTGATGAGTTTAAGAGTTTATGAAGTTACCTCTGCGGGGTCGACCTCTAAAACTAACCGCTTAACTCTTCAACTCTTCAACTTAAAAACTCCAACTCCTCAACTCATCAACTTTTATATATCAAGGAAGAAGGTCCGACGAAATGCGCTATCGTCTTTTTTATATGAGTGATACGCCGCTGCATACCTTCCTGGCTGCGCCCTCCTTCCTTTTTTTTCAAAATTCCTTTATCTCCTCCTCAAAAGCCTCTCTCGCAAGTTTGCCACTTGGCGCAAACTGCGCTCTGATAATCCTCACCGTCGCATCATACAACTGCTCAAACTCATCTTCACGCATGCGGTCAAAGGCTATGCTTCGCGGCATCTCTACCCACTCACCACTGCGGGCGTTATACACATGGTCCGTATAACCGGCAAGCAGAGTGACACTCCGTCTGAAGTTCTCCTTGTTACGGAACTTCTTCCGCCACACCTCACCACAGACTCCCCAGGCTGCATTTATCAGCGCAAAGTACTTACGGTGAAGGCGAACATTGCGGGCTTCATACACTCTTACAAGGTACACACGCCCTCTGGCAAGACGCTCTATCTGCGCGGCATCTTCCGCATAGCATGGCATCAAACCACCGTCCGCACCTCTAAGGACGTATAACTCTGCCATCAACTTCAACTCTTGTCTTGCCGGTTATGCGGCCTGCCAACTCGTCCACATACGCATTGCCAGCACATATCTTGGCACGCAATTCATCTATCACAGCCTCATCACGAGCAATCTCAAGTGCAAAAATTGGCTTCTGCATAAACGGGTTGTACACCACAAAGTAGGTCTTTGTCGCACCAGTCGCCAGCATGTGGGCATAACACTGCCAATAGTAGTTGCCATCTGACTTCTTCAAACCTTCAAGCTGGCTCTCATGCGACGACTGCAAAAACACACCATTCACAAACTTCGCAAACGACTGGCCTTGCGGGCACTTAATTTCTACCGCACACTCCTCGCCAGTCTCGGGGCTGAAAAACATGCGGTCCGGAGAACTCGCAAAATGGGGCAAATCCTTGCACACCACCGACGATGGCTCTATCAATTCAAGCTCATAAGGCGCATGATTCGTGCTGCCATACAAACTCTTGAACATCACCGCAAACAGGTGCGCGGCCTCGCCCTCCATCGCGTGGCCCCAAGTAATGGCCTTACTCTTCACCTCATTCAACGCCACATACTGCGCAAACAGGTCATCATTTTCCACCACCAAAGGGTTCATCGCACGTTCAAAAGCCACCTGGTTCAAGTACGACAAAGCCGTCTGGCTCCATGTCTCGCCCTTCGCCCTGGGCTTCACCATCAAGTTGCCAACCGCCGAACCAGTAATATTACCCAGCCTTTGGCGGAACCACTCTAACGTGTTCTGATTCTTGTTGTCATACATTGCCTTCTGATTTTACACCTTCAACATCTGTTTCCTCTGCATCGCCCCAAGGGTTCGACTCAGTAGCCTCTGGACGAACTTGCGCCTCACCAGTCTGCTGCTGAGCAGTGCGAGCGGCAAGCTCCGTCAGCGAAGGACGCCCTATCTCGTCTGTCGCAAGCTCCGTCAGCGAAGGACGCCCTATCTCGTCTGTCGGAACCGACGACACCGGCTGCGGCTTCACCTCCTCATAAGGCACATAACTGTCCTGAGCCTCCTCGGCAGTCATCAAGCCCATACTTATCTCCGGGCAATACGTCCTCTGCCAGAAGGCGGCAGCTCTGTATCGCAACATCTGGCTCGGCATCGTCAGCCACTTGCTGCCAGTCTTGCCAATCCAACCTTCGGCCTTTGCCATCTTGATGCTTATCCAGTCACCACATAGCGGTTCTTTGTGCTTGGTGTCGGTTATCTCGTAGGCTACGACTCTGCAAGCATAATCTTCTGTGCCTTCATCACCCCTAAACTCATAGCGGAGAGGAGAAAAACGCTTGCTCGCATTGATGCAAGCTATCAAAAACTTGCTGCTGAAGGCTGGCTGGCCATGAACGATATACAAGTTCTGCATAACCATTAAAGGGTTTGCTTGCATTCGCGTGGCCATCTCCAAGGCGATTGTGCAGTTAGCTATCACACTATTCATGTCAAGAGGCTGACGATTCTTGTATTTATACGAGTCGGGGATAAAACTCGACATCGCATACATCTTGGCAATACGCATTGTCGCCTCAAACTGCTTCACCTGCTGACCCACCGGAGTGGCAGCAAATTCTGTGTCCTGCCTTATCTTAAGCAGCTGTATCTCTTGTTCCTGAGGGCTGGCCATAGCCACCACCTGTTGTTGAGTTGTCTGTTGTTCCATTGTCTTTCGTTTAATTGTTAGTAATCTTGTTGTCGTGCAGGCGAGGGGAGTCGAACCCCATAATGTCCTATGTCACGCAAAAACCAAACTCGTCACCAAGGCTATCCAGCATCATTACTGATGGCGAGTCCAATGCACTGTCTCCTTGCCGCCTATCCGATTAACGGCCTATCACCTGCATGGGCGGCGTGCACTATTCATCACGAACCATACAACGCCTCTGTGTAATAGATAAGTATCAACTTAAATCCAACCACTGCCACAGCATCATGCCGAACCATGTCCAAACATCAAGCCATGGCAGAACGGCACACACTATTCATCACGAACCGCACTGTGCCTTTGTACGCGGCACCGCCATATCTTCACAGACTGAGCGGGCCACACGTTGTAACACACAAAGTAGTTATTTCACTAAGCAATCATTATTCCTTATACATTTGGGGAATTTCAAGCTGATAAGTCTATAAGTTGAAAAGCTTATGAGGTTACCTCTGCTTGCTCAACTCTTAAAAGCGACCGCTTAACTCTTCAACTCATCAACTCCTCAACTTAAAACTTATTCCTTGTCAACATACGCCTCCACCATCTGACCCTCAGTCCAGTCGGGGTGCTCATGCAGCATGGAGTAGTACGTACCGTTATTTTTCATTTCAGTCACCACCGCATCGCGGTAGTCACTGCGGCCAGCATACACCAGGCCAGCTATAATCACAGCACCAAACACAAGTGCCTTTATCACATCTTTAATCGTATCCTTCATCTTACCAGTCTTTTTATTATGTGTTATAACAATCCCGCGTACCACTCTTCTTCGTGATACAGCGAAGAGGCAATCACACTCAGTTCTCTTCTCGCCTCATCAGTGTCAGCAATCTTCTTCATGTCAACCACCTTGCAAACATCAAAGTACGTGTACGTCCTTGCCAACTGAATCAGCTCTTTGTCTTTTTCTGTCATTGTTCGTAATCATTATCACCATACTCCTCCCTTACATATTGTAATGCGTCAACCACATCACACGAGGCATCACGAGTACTTTTCAATTCGTCAATTATCTCCCAATCAACATTCTCTCTCTGCAGCTGGCCTACAAGCGCATCAACCTCCTTGTAAACCTCGTAAGCCTTGCGCTCTATCGACTTAATCCGCATTGTCTCTTTCTTGTCCATCTTGTCCATAAACCATCAGTTTTTATCTATACTACCATCAGCCAGCCAACCGCACACCGTGCTCGTCGCAACAGCCTGCTTCACCTCAGCCTTCGAATACACCATCGGCGAGTTCGTGCCATTGCCCTGCTTCACCTTCTTCACAAGGCCAGCCTCCTCCAACCGTCTGAACAAACCATAGTCAATCTTGTTCAACGAAAGCCAGGCACGCAACTCCGAAGCCCTTATGCAGTCACGAGCAGGCTCGTAAGTCTTTATTGCCTGCATCACACCAATCTGCACAGACTCCTTTATCAATCTGTTTACTTCACTCAGTGTCATGGCATTCCCTCTTTAGTAAACCAACTTAACCAACCGTCCGCCAAACTCCTTCATCGCAATATCACGAATACGCATCTGGCTCGGAGCGGTCTCACTGTCGTACCGCAACGCACGGCTCACATACTCCTTCCTGATTCCAATTTTCTTGGCAATCTCTGTCTTCGCACCATAAGGCACTTGAATTATGTATTTGTTTCTTCTCATAACTCTAACCTTCATTTTGTTGCAATCACCAACAAATCTCACTACCTTTGCAGTAACCACCTGTTGGGTGATTGTTGATTTCGATTGCAAAGATAAGGTAATACCTTATGTATACCAAATATATGGATAGGTAATTTAGTATATTAACTTTCATTAGTACGAATTGTAATGTGTAATATAGCAAATAACATAGGTACATACCTAAAGATAAAAGGTTTCTCAGTGAACTACTTCGCACAGCATATAGGGATAGACCAAGCCAATCTATCCAAAATGATTAAGGGCAAACAGAGAATATCAGACAAGACGCTAAAAAAAATAGAACAAGCTTGCCCCGACCTCAACATGACATGGCTCCTCACCGGAGAAGGTGACATGCTTCTCCCCATACAAGAAAGGCAGGTGAAGTTACCCGCGGACCCGACGAACGTGCAGCAGCGCAACTACAACTCGCCTGGTGCAACCATGTTCGCCACGAACGTACATCAAACATATAACACAGAACCAACAACCAAACAAACACGCCCATTCGGTATAAAGACCGCCACCACAAACGTCAGGCCACTCATACCAATGAGCATGTACAAACAACCTAACTTAGACGTGTACGAGAAACTTGTAGAAAAACATAAAGATGGAGTCGAGCTCGTGCCATACTTCCCAGGCTTCTCCGACTACCAGTTATACATGGAAGTACAAGACGAAGCAATGCTCCCCGACTTCAAGGTCGGTGACCGGGTGGCCTTAAGCGCAATGTCAAAGAACACATACATACTCAATGGCAACATCTACGCCATAGACACCATCAACCACGGCCTGTTCATACGAATACTCATCGACCGCGAGAATCACTACGAATGCCAGTCCACCAACAACCAGGCGCGATACGTCACCTTTCGCGTCCCCAAGTCCGATGTACTGCGCATATACCGCGTCATGGGCCTCATACGCACATGTATATAATTATTATACCGCCCATCACCAGATGGGCGGTACAATAAATACAAACAGACAAACAAGTTTCTATAAAGCATGAAAGCAAAAAAAATATGCCTTACCGCACTATCCGCCATTTCCGGTGTGCTGTTCGCCATATTTGTTATTGGATTATTGGGATTATTTTTTCTTTATCCAGTTTACTATTTAATTAAAGACCTCATTGAAAACCCACCAACCATATTAGACATAGTCGGTCGCCCATTATTCGCAATAGCGGGCCTACTCGTTATACTTACAATTCTGTGCCTGCTAAATTTCTTGATATTAGAACCCATCAGACGACTGATATGGAAATGCAGATACCCCAAGACAGGTTATTGCCACAACCTGCACAAGTTACTAAAGACCGGTGACATTGTTTATATCAATGGCAAATCTTTAGAAATTGACCACATTGCGAGAGCTGGAGAGCAAATAAACGTATTAAGTCCCCCATCATACAGCAACACAATCCCATCAAACAACTCCTATTTAGCCTTTCGCGCAACAGGTTTGAATTATTGCTATTATCCAATAAGCATTCTGAGCAAAGCAAATTTAATATACAATTCCCGTGGTCTCAAATGGTACCGCACAGACAGCGACAAAGCATTATACAACAAGCTCACCATCAAATAATCACCCAAGCATTCAGATTATAACTACCTCATAAACCCAAGAACATACCCCAACATGTTTTCCAAATGTTTTCCATCAATCACTACACAAAGCGGAAAACGTATGACAATCAACGCATTCAACAATCCTTTAATTAGTTTGTGGTTCTGAATGTCGTGGGTTCGAATCCCACTAAGCACCCCACCAAACAGAGGATTGTTCGTAACGAGCAATCCTCTGTTTTTGTTTTGTGTTCGTGAGAACATAAGGACATAAGAACAGAAGTTGGAACGTGTATCAGCCGCTTAGCGCGGAAAACATAAGCAACATAAGTTTACATAAGATACATATAAGGCCGCTGCGCGGCTGACGGCCACGGACTAACGTCCGGGTGGCCTCAAGAGACATAAG